TGATAAACTTATAGCAACCAATAAGGGGTGGACAATATCATTATAATTATGGAAGAAGAAAACGGATTTTATAAACTAGAAGTCGGAACAGAACACTCAGTATTGATCTTTGCTACTCGTTTAGAGAATAAGAATTTTACCTTAGATATTAGTCTAAAGGACACATATGATTACCCAGTCGATGGGTGGATATACTTTGACACTCTAGACGGAGCGTGTGAATCTTTTGGTGTAGATCCAGAAGAATTCAGAGAAGATCTTTTTCCAACTGAGGAAGAAATGACATAAATAACACAACTCAAAAACACAAATTGTATAAATAGAACTATGGAACAAACAGAAAAACTCTTTAACGCGCTTGTTACTAACAATGCAGAAGGCGTACAGCAAGCATTTCAAGATGCTATGGGCGAAAAGATTCAACAAGCGTACGATATCCGTAAGGTCAATCTTACATCAACAGTATTTAATTCTCAAGGAGTAAGTGAAGCGGTTGAACTCGATGAAGCGCTTAGTGCAAAAGACTTTTTAAAAGGTGGAGCAACTAAAATCTCAGATAGCGATGTCGATGATTTGCTTGGTAAGATATACGACAGCGGTACTTTAACTAAAGCTCTTGTTCGCAATAAGGTATATCAAGACGGAGAAGATAATCCTAAGAAGAAGAACACCTACAAGAAGGGAACAGCTGATTTTCATCTCTTTCAATTAGGTCAACAAATCGAACAATCAAGATCGTAATATGAAATTAATTACAGAGCATTTAGATCAAGTCGAATACATCACAGAAGCAAACGATAAGGGCGAAAAGAAAGTCTATATCGAAGGTGTATTCATGCAAGCGGAAAAGGAAAACCGCAATAATAGAATTTATCCTAAAAACGTATTAACTGAGGCATGTGCCAAATACGTAAAGGAGCAGGTTAGTACTGGACGAGCAGTTGGTGAGTTAAATCACCCTGAAGGTCCACAGATTAACCTTGATAAAGTTTCACATCGTATTACTGAACTTAATTGGAACGGTAATAATGTTGTTGGAAAAGCACTGATACTAGACACGCCAATGGGTAAAATCGTGAAAGGTCTCGTCGAAGGCGGGTGTAAGTTAGGTGTTTCAAGTCGTGGTATGGGTACTGTTGAGAGAAGAGAAAATAAGTCATATGTTAAGAATGATTTTATTCTTAATACAATTGATATTGTTCAAGATCCCTCTGCACCATCTGCCTTCGTTGAAGGTATTATGGAAGGTGTAGAATGGATATGGGACAATGGTCTTCTGAAGCCTCAGCAAATTGAAAGTTATGAGACAGAAATCAAAGAGTATCTTCGGGGCGTCTAAGTGAGGCTCAGGAACGTATTTGGCAAGATTTCCTCTCCAATCTCTAATCTAATAAAGAAAGTTACAAATTATGTCCGAAGATATTATAGAAGACATCACAGAAGAAGCTTTGCTTGAAGATCAGGAGCTTGTGCAGGATACATCTGCCGAAGAAGTTACTGAACAACAAGGCTATTCTGAGACAATCGAAGGTATTCTCCTAGGTGAAGGCAAGAAGTCCAAAACAGAATCTGATGAAGAAGAGTCCGAAGAGGATGAATCTGAAGAAGAGGAAGAAATGGAAGAAGCTGCTAAACCTAAAAAGGAAGAATCTGACGAAGAAGATTCCGAAGAGGAAGAAGAAGTAGAAGAAAGTGTTATTGTATCACAGAAACCTACGAATGAATCTAAAAAGGAAGAATCTGAAGAAGAGGAAGTAGAAGAAGAAGAAGAAGAGGAAGAAATGGAAGAATCTGTTGTAAACGAAGATTTGTCCATCCTTATCCAAAGTGAAGCTAATCTAACTGAAGACTTCAAGGCTAAAGCATCAACATTGTTTGAAGCTGCTGTCTCTCAAAAAGTTGTTGCCGAAAGGGAACGTCTTGCTGAAGAGTATGCGAATGACCTTGTAGAAGAAGTTACAGAAGTACGTGAAAGTCTTATCACCAAGATCGATGATTACCTCAGTTATGTGGTTGAGTCGTGGGTAGAAGATAATCAAGTCGCTGTTGACTCTAAGCTTCGTACAGATATTGCTGAAGGTTTCATCGGTTCTCTCAAGCAATTGTTTGTTGAGAATTACATCGAAGTTCCTGAATGCAAAGTAGATCTCTTCGACGAAATGTCGGAAGAAGTTCAAGAAGTAAAAGATGCACTTACCCTATCTGAAAGCACTACTGTAGAGCTTCAAAAAAGGGTGGAAGAACTTTCTCGTAAGAGCATTCTTTCTGAACAATCTGCTGATCTTGCAGCTACTCAAGTAGCAAAGCTTGAAGCACTCACCGAAGAAGTTGAATTTGTATCTGAATCAGTTTTTGCTGAGAAGGTTGCAACAATTAAATCTTCGATGTTCGCTTCTAATTCTAAGTCAGAAGAAATCGTCCTTGAAGAAAATAATTCAAAGTCAGAAATCATTGTTGAAGGTGAAGTTGATTCTCAAGCAGAATTGACATCAGACATGAAGTCATACCTCTCAGCAATCACAAGTCAAATCAAGTAAATTAACGGTGATTCATACCACCAAAAACCAACAAATAGAAAACAAATAATATGTTTAATGCAGAACAAGATATCAAAAAGTGGGCACCAGTACTAGAACACGCTGACGCCGCTCCTATCACAGACAGCTACAAAAAGGCTGTTACCGCTAAGCTCCTCGAAAACACTGAAGTAGCTCTTAAACAAGAGCGCGCTCAGTATGGTGAACTTAACGAAAATAATCAAGCAACTGGTGCAGTTTCTAACTTCGATCCAGTTCTTATCTCCCTTGTACGTCGTGCAATGCCTAACCTCATCGCTTATGATGTAGCAGGTGTTCAGCCAATGTCCGGTCCAACTGGTCTCATCTTCGCGATGAAGAGCCGTTACAATCCTACTGACGGAGTTATCGGTCCAGTCGAAGATGGTGTCGAATTCGTTGACGCTGATCAGCCTGAAGCTCTTGGTCTCGACGAGCCTGATACAGCTTTCTCCGGTACTGGTACACATCCAGCAGGCGTAGGCGTTGCCACATCTACTGGCGAAACTCTTGGAACTGCTGGTAATCTTTTCGGTGACATGGGTTTCACAATCGAAAAAGCTGTTGTTGAAGCTAAGACACGTGGTCTTAAAGCTGAATACACAATGGAGCTTGCACAAGATCTGAAGGCTATCCACAACTTGGATGCTGAATCTGAGCTTGCTAACATCCTCTCGACTGAAATCCTTGCTGAAATCAATCGCGAAGTTATCAACTCGATCAACAGTATCGCCGTTGAGGGTGCTGCCGGAGCTACTGCCGCTGGTACATTCAGCCTTAGCGCTGATGCTGATGGCCGTTGGGCTGTTGAAAAGTTCAAGAGCTTGTTGTTCCAAATCGAAGTTGAAGCTAATAAGATCGCACTTACCACTCGTCGTGGTAAAGGTAACTTCATTATCTGCTCTTCTAACGTTGCTTCTGCTCTTGCAGCTGCCGGCGTTTTGGATTATTCTCCTGCTCTCGCAACCAATCTTCAAGTTGACGCAACTGGTAACACCTTCGCAGGTGTTCTTAATGGTCGCATGAAGGTATATGTTGATCCTTATGCAGGTCCTGATTATGTAACAGTTGGCTATCGTGGCACTAACGCATACGATGCTGGTCTCTTCTACTGCCCATACGTACCACTCACTATGGTTCGCGCAGTTGATGAAAACACCTTCCAACCTAAGGTTGCTTTCAAGACTCGTTACGGTATGCAACAAAATCCATTCGTCGGTCTCGCTCAAGGTATCGGCACTGCTGGTGAGAATTCTTACTTCCGTAAGTTCTTGGTAACCGACATCAACGTTGGCGAAGCACCTGCTGTATAATTGATCTAGTTTAAATCTTAAGTGGAGATCCTTCGGGGTCTCCACTTTTTTTGTATAAATATATACATGAGCCTAACAGATAATTTTAACTTCTTATCTCCGACAGGATTTAAGCTATCGATCGAATCACCCAAATTCGATAACCTAGAGTACTTCATTACAACAGTTTCTCTTCCGAGTATGTCATTAAGTGAAGTAGATTCTAGTTTTCGAAATCAGCAAGGATTTGTAAGCGGCGATCAGGTCAATTATGATTCTCTCGAAGTAACATTCTCGGTTGATGAAGATATGAAAAACTATGTTGAGGTTTTCAATTGGATAAAGGAAACGGCTGAGAGCGATAGACAAGTCACCAATGATATTATATTGAGCATTCTCACGAGTCATAACAATATTAATCGACAAATTAGGTTTGTACGAGCAATTCCAGTTTCTCTTGGAGGTGTCGAATTCACTACTCAGGCGACAGACATTGAATATCTTCAGAGTTCTATATCGTTCAGGTATGACTATTTCGAGATACTTAAGTAGTATAAATACTTTTATATTATGATACTTGATGAAATTTTAAAAATGTGGAGTGAAGATGTTAAGATTGATGATCTTAACCTTGACGAAGAAACAACGAAGTCAGCTAAGCTTCACTCAAAATACTTAGAGCTCTTTACACTTGCTAAGCTGCAACTAAAGAGAAATGAAACGGAGATGAATAAGCTTCGTAAGAATAAGTGGTTGTACTTTAGTGGTAAGATGACTAAAGAAGAAATGGATAAGCTTGGTTGGCAATATGATCCATTCAATGGTATGTCTAAACCACTCAAATCTGATATGGATATGTATTATAACTCTGATGAAGATATCATTCGAGTAGCAGGTAAAATCGATTATCAGAAAATGATGGTAGAAGTTCTAGAAGAGATTATGAACAACTTGAGATGGAGACACACGAACATTAAGAATATCTTAGAGTTTAAAAAGTTTACATCTGGAGCGTAACTTAATAATATTTAGAACATGCTCAATATCCGTAAAGTTAATGAAGCTAAAATACACATATCTAGCGATGATAGTGGTGTATTGATGGAGTTAGGCGAGTATTTTACGTTCTTCGCTGAAGGCTATAAGTTCATTCCAAGTTATCGCAATAAGATGTGGGATGGAAAAATTCGACTCTTTTGTAGGAGATCTCAGACAATGGCGTTTGGTCTTTTAGGTAAGATTGTTGAATTCGCTACAGATCGTAACTATGAAATTAACCTTGATGAAGCGATTAAACCTACACTTAGTTCGACTAACGAAGAACTAGACACTTTCATTAATGAGCTATCTCTATCATCGAAAGAGAATGCTATTCAAGCTCGTGATTATCAGATCGCAGCATTTAAAGAAGCTGCTACATCTCAGAGAACGATACTACTATCTCCTACAGGTTCTGGCAAATCTCTTATGATCTATATGCTTGCTCGATACTTTTTGTCGAAAGAGATGGATCGAAAGGTGCTGATCGTGGTTCCTACTACTTCGCTCGTAGAGCAGATGACAAAAGACTTTGCTGACTATTCCTCGAATGATCCTGATTATAACGTTGATGAAGAGGTGCATAAGATCTACTCAGGAAAGGAAAAGTTTGACATTAACGCATCGATCGTTATTACTACATGGCAGAGTGCTATTAAACTTCCTCTGTCGTGGTTCGATGCTTATGGCATGATTGTAGGTGATGAAGCTCATACCTTTAAAGCAAAGAGTCTAACTACTATTATGGATCGTTTAAGTAAAGCGTATGTCCGTATAGGAACGACTGGTACTCTTGACGGTGGTAAAGTAAATGAGTTGGTTCTTGAAGGAAGCTTTGGTCCAACATATAAAGTAACGAGCACAAAGAAGTTGATGGACGAAGACACATTGGCAGATCTAGATATTCAGTGCTTAGTGCTGAAATATCCAGACACAATGAAGAAAGCAATGGCGAAAGCAACCTATCATGAAGAGATTGATTGCATTGTAGGTTACGAAAATCGTAATAAGTTCATTACTAATCTTGCTCTCGACCAAAGCGGTAATACACTTGTCTTGTACAATTTGGTTAATAAGCATGGTAAGATTCTATACAACATGATAAAGGATAAGTCCACTAAAGGAAATGTCTTCTTTGTGTCAGGTGCTGTGAATGCCGAGGAACGAGAACGAATCAGAGAGCTGACAGAAAAGGAGAATGGCGCTATCATCGTAGCGTCAATGGGTACATTCAGTACTGGTATCAATATTAAGAATCTTCATAATATCATATTCGCTGCTCCTACTAAATCTCAAATTAGAGTTCTTCAGTCAATTGGAAGAGGGTTAAGAAAGTCTGATAGCGGACAACCTACTATTGTCTATGATTTAGCAGATGATATGTGTTGGAAGAAGCATAAAAACTATACACATAACCATGCTATAAATAGAATTAGAATATATGCTAAAGAGCGATTCAAATACACTATACACGAGGTACCTATGATATGATGAACTACGATGATGATGAATTCCTAATTACATACCGACTAGTCGATGGCACTTATCTGATTGCCGAAGAGGTTGACATAAGTGAAGAGAACTCAGTGATCTACGTTTCCAATCCTTTAGAACTGATCAGAAGTCCAGAAGGTTGCAAGTTAATCCCATGGGTAATAGGTGATGATGATACGTGTATTGAGTTGAACGCTAACAACATTATAGCTAGAAGTGAAACTACCAAGTTAATATCAGAATACTATTATAAGTATATTACGTATGATAATATATTGAAAGCGATGTATAACAAAGAAGATGATAATGATAATGATCAAGTTGATAATCTAGATTCATTGGATAAATTCTTTAAGAAATTAGAGAAACCAAATAGATTAGATTATAATTAATAGACATCTTTGTGGTTGTTTGTTTTTGATAAATCCAATTATAACAACAATTGGCAGAGTTGTAAACCCCTAAATGCTGTACTTACTGATATAACATTAAGTATTTACTTATCAGCGATTATATGGTATAATATATATTATGAAAATGAATCCTAAGACGAAGAGAGTACGCCGTGCCAAAGAGCATTACGTAAACAATAAAGAATTCTCACAAGCTGTAGTTGATTATGTATGTAGTGTTAACGAAGCCCGTGAAGCTGGTTCTAAGGAACCAACGATAACAAACTATATTGGTGAATGTTTCTTAAAGATATGTAATGGTCTATCCCATAAACCAAACTTCATCGGTTATACATATCGTGAAGAGATGGTGATGGATGCAGCAGCGAATTGTGTGAAGGCTATTATGAATTACGATGTTGAAAAGGCAACTCGTACTGGATTGCCAAATGCTTTTGCTTACTTCACTCAAATCACGTACTTTGCATTCCTTCGTCGTATTGCAAAAGAGAAAAAGCAACAAGATATCAAAGAGCGGTATATCACCTATGCTGGTGCAGATGCATTCGCTGACTTTGGTTCTCATGGCAGCGTTGCTAGTTCAGACAACATTGTTGATTCTATTAGAAATAAGTCTATGCGAATTAGAGAGAAAGATAACGCTATTAAGGATTTCGGCAAAGAGCTGAAAAAGAAGGAACGAAAGACAAAGGATAATACGAGTGGAATTGAACTCTTCTTTTAGAGGCATTTTATATTATGAGTAAGTTAGCAATCTTAAATGATACGCATTTTGGTGTAAAGAACGGTTCACAGATCTTCTTGGATTATTCAAGTAAGTTCTTTTCTGAAGTATTCTTTCCATATTGTCTAGAACATGATATCAAACATGTGCTGCACTGTGGTGACTACTTTGATCATAGAAAGTTCGTCAACTATAAAGTCATGCAGCATTCATTCGATGCCTTCATTTCAAAACTCTATGAGTATGACATGACAATGGATATTATTTGTGGCAATCATGACGTATACTATAAGAACACTAATGAACTCAATTCGTTAGAACAAGTTCTTGGTCAATATTCTGATCGTGTGCACATCCACATGAATCCAATTGATAAAGACTTTGATGGACTGAGTATAGGATTCCTCCCATGGATGACACAAGATAATTATGACGAATGTACAAAGTTCATCGCGACTTCAAAATCGCCTGTCATTCTTTCGCACTTAGAACTACAGGGATTTATAATGGGCAAAGGATTGCCAGTAGCATCTCATGGTTTAAACTCAAGTTTGTTTTCTCGCTATGAGATGGTATTATCTGGACACTACCACACCAAATCGACACAAGGCAACATACACTACCTTGGTACACAGATGGAATTGACGTGGTCTGATGCTGGTGATCCTAAGTACTTCCACGTATTAGACACTGATACACGTGAGTTGACTCCAGTGAGAAATAAGTATTTACTTTTTCGCAGAATAAGATATAATGGTACAGAGACAGAGGCTATTACGCGTGATGAGATTAGAGGATCTTATGTTAAAGTTGTAGTAGTATCTAAAAAAGACCTATATGAGTTTGACAAGTTTATTGATCGCCTTCAATCGTATGAACCCTTCGAAGTAAAAATCGTTGAAACATTCGAAGAATACACTGGTGAAAATGTTAATGATGACGATATATCAACAACCGATACACCGACATTGCTTAATACCTATGTTGACTCTATAGAAACAGATCTCGACTCTGATAAACTAAAAACCATGCTACAAGAATTATTCGTCGAAGCACAACAGCTTGAATCTATATAATGTTACTCTTTGAATCTATATCATATAAAAACTTCCTATCAACTGGCGATAAGCCAACAGTCATTGAGTTGAATAAGGATAGTGCCACTCTAGTAGTAGGTGCAAATGGTGCTGGCAAATCTACAATGCTTGATGCTATCTCGTATGCTTTGTTTGGAAAACCACACCGAAACATTAATCGGCCGCAGTTAGTCAACAGCATTAATAATAAGCAGTTGCTAGTAGAAGTTAAGTTCTCTCTTGGTTCAAACAGGTATCGTGTAATTCGTGGTATGAAGCCAAACATCTTTGAGATCTATCATAACGATGTGATGCTCAATCAAGAGTCTCACTCACGTGATTATCAGAAGGTGCTAGAGATGAACATTCTCAAACTGAACCATCGATCGTTTCACCAAGTAGTTGTATTAGGATCGGGAAACTTCATTCCCTTTATGCAGCTTCCATCGTATCAACGTCGTAGTGTGATCGAAGATCTATTAGACATTGGCATCTTTACAAAAATGAATATGCTCACTAAAGAGCGTTTCTCTAAACTAAAGAGTGATCTTCTCGATACTGATAATCAATTGAATATCATTAAAGAACAGATCACATTACAATCTAAACATATTAGTGATCTTCAGAATATTGATATCCAACGTTCAACAAAGGCGTCGAAGAAGATCGATTCTCTCCAGTCGGAGATCGAACTACTTGAAAAACGTAATGCATCGTTGAATGATAGTTATACAGAACAACTTCGTCCACTGATATCTAAACTAGAGAAGGCTCAATCTAAACTAGATAAGCTGACAGAGTATAAGATCCAAATCAATTCAAAGATTAGCGATGTTGTAAAGCACGCAAGATTTTATGAAACAAATAACTCATGCCCAACATGTGAGCAGAATATATCATCAGAGCTAAAAGAGCATAAACACGCTGAAGCTGCTGTCACAGCGAAAGATCTAAGTAAAGGACTAAAGGAATTAGATATCAATATCGCAGATGCCTCAGAAAAGCTTAGTGTTATTCGAGCTAATCATTCTGAAGTACAAAGCATACAATCTGATATTAGTTCGAATCAAAGGCTCATAGGCAATCTACAAGTACAAATCACCGATCTTCAAAAGGAGAACGATATAACAGACGAGCTTACTGATACTGCTGCAGCTGCTCTTGAACTTGATACTCGAAAGACACACTATAGCGATACACTTGATAGTAAGTCTAAACATCTCGAGACTCGTTCATATTACGATGCTATTGGTGAACTGTTAAAAGATACTGGAATTAAGACTAAGATCATTCGTCAGTATCTTCCGATAATGAATAATCTAATCAATAAGTATCTCAACATTCTTGACTTCTTCGTAAAGTTTGATTTAGACGAGTCATTTAACGAAACGATTAGATCTCGCCACCGTGATGAGTTTAGTTATGCTTCTTTCTCAGAAGGTGAAAAGTCGCGAATCGATTTGGCATTACTCTTTGCATGGAGACATATTGCTAAACTAAAGAATTCTACTAACACGAATCTCTTGATTCTTGATGAAACATTCGACTCGTCTCTCGATGTCGATGGAGTAGACAACCTCCTTAAGATTCTATATAGCCTTAAGAAAGACTCAAATGTCTTTATCATATCTCACAAGAAGGATGTTCTCGATGGAAAGTTCCCTCGTAAGATCGAATTCGAGAAGGTAAACAACTTCAGCCAAGTCAAGAAAGATGGATAACTACAAAAAAGATGTTGCTAATAATATAATTGCGCTCGCGAGCACGCGCGCGAAAGATGATCCACAGCAGTTAGATAGCCAGATCTTCGAATCCTATTTCAAGAAAACCCTCGCGCCAGCGTTTAAAGCCGAATATGGCTTCAATGTAAGGTATGGTACCTTTGATTCTATCATTCTCCAGGCGTCAAGGGCTCTAGATTTGCCCTAATTTTACAATTTTTGCACGGTCTACAGGTCAAAGTGCATAAGTGATTGATATTCAGGTATATAGATTTGTGTACATATGTGCTCAAATATAGTATAATAGATCTAGAATCAAATAAGTTATGGAAAAAATACTCGACCTTCAGAACCAGTCCTCCTTGGCCAAGCTATTGGCTACTGAGAACATTACTGTCACTCACAGCAAGTCCTTATCAACCGCATACTTCGACGTTAAGAATCGTGTGCTTGGCCTTCCAGTTTGGAAAGACAAAGGTAAGGTTGTATATGACATGCTTGTAGGCCACGAAGTTTCACATGCTCTTTATACAGACCACGTAGAATTTGAAAAGTTCATTGCTGTAGAAGGTCGTGGCAATTTCGATATTCTAAACATCATCGAAGACATTCGTATCGAGCGTCTAATCAAGATGAAATATGCTGGTATGCCTCGTATTTTCAATGGTGCATATAAGCAACTTGTTGAAGCCGACTTCTTCGGCACCGCTGATAAGGATATTGCAGCACTATCATTCTTAGATCGCTTAAATCTTCGTGCTAAAGTCGGACCATTTGTTGATGTTCCTCTTAACGCTATTGAGGAAGACATTTTTAATCGCTGCCTTCAAGCCGAAACCTTTGACGATGTTGTTAAGCTCTATCACGAAGTGAAGAAGTTCATGAATGATCAGAAGAAAGAGGAACAACCTCAAGACGAAGACGAGCAATCAACTGAAGAAGAACAATCTAAAGGTGATAGCGACGAAACTACTGAAGACGCTCCAATGGACGAGTCACCAAACGAGTCCTCAGACGACTTTGGCGCTGATAATGTTGAAGACGATGGCGAAGAATCTTTTACTCAAGATGTTATCGATGCATTAGAAGACGATGGCTCTACTGAAGAAACTGAAACAGCACCGTCTAATCAAGAACCTGATTCAGCAGCACCGTCAGCAAGTGAAGGTGCATCTGAGAAATCTGACTCAAACGGTGAGGATATCGATCTCACTAATCAATCTGAGACTATGAAGTCTTTTGATGAAAATGCGATTGAAGAACAAGAAACTGATATGTACGGTCGCAATCGTACTCCAGCAATTTGTCTATGGCCTACAAAGACCACTGTCGAAAAGCACATCATCCCATATAAGTCGGTGCTTTCACAACGATCAGACACAAGCGGAGATCCTGAATCGTATGATCAAGAATATTTAGAATTGGTCGCGACTCGCTCAATCGAATTTAAGAAGAATCTTAATAAGAAAGTTGGAGTTCTCGTCCGCGAGTTCGAACGTCGTAAGGCTTCATACCAATACTCAAGAGCACAAGAATCTCGACGTGGATCTTTGGATGTCAACAACTTGCACAAGTACAAGTACGATGATCAAATCTTCCAAACAACGATGAAGTTGGCAGATGCTAAAAGCCACGGAATGATCTTCTTTATTGACTACTCTGGCTCAATGAGTCACGTACTCAGAGACGTCCTTGAGCATACACTCAATTTGGTACACTTTTGCAAGAAGGTTGGTATTCCATTCGAAGTCTATTCATTCACTTCTAACTACTCTCTTGACAACAAGGATGTAGGACAGTCTGAATATGAATTTGATATGAAGAATCTAGTTCTCGCTAACTTGTTCTCGAGCGATATGTCAAAAGCCGAATACAAAATAGCGTTTGATCAAGTAGTCAATCAGATCTCCTTCTCAAATGTCGGCTCATTCTCTCAACATGGTCTATCACCGTTCGAGCACCTCGGCGGTACACCATTAGACGCTGCACTTATAGCAGCACACCACGTGGTAAAGAAGTTCAACAAAAAGCATGGTGTCCAAAAGACAAATGTGATTTTCCTCACTGATGGTGAATCGCACTCGTGCTTCCCTGCTAATGTTCGTTATTGCGCACCATCATTTACAACAATTGTTGGAGGAAAGCAATATAGTCTTCCACGAAATGGACAAACACCAGTATTCACCAAGATGTTAGGCGATATCACTGGAGCAACAACTATTGGATGGTACTTACCCTCACGTAAAGCAACAGCTGTAAAACACCTTCGAGCTATGGCATTCTCATCTGCAAAAGCACTGCACTACAGCGAAACCACCAGCAAGTGGTTAAAGCAATATGGTAAGGATGGCTTCTTCAATGCACTCAACTGCTTTGGTTATGATTCGTACTTCCTTCTCAATTCAGATATCAAGATCAAAGATGAGGAGTTCGCCTATAAGCCAAATACTGACAAATCTCTATCTGACAACCGCGGTGAACAATCCAAGTTAGCTCGTGAATTCGCGAAACACAATATCAAGAATCGCCAAAACCGCATTATCATGACAAAGTTTGCTGAAACAATTGCCTAATTTCTCAATTTTCGAGCAGCCTTTATATCAAATTACACAAGTTACTGATAGCCAAGAACATAAAACCATTTACAATATACCTCAAATATGGTATAATAGATCTATAACCAACCACTAAAGATTATGACAAAAGAAAAACTCACAGAAACGCTCAAGGGGACCGGTAAGACCTCTTTTACTCGCCAAGAAATCCTCACCATCGGCCAAAATGCTGGCATGGAAGACAGGGATATTTTTAAAGCACTAAATACGCTCCATCGTGTAAAACGCGGTGTATACTCAGTTGACGCTGTTCCAATCCAAGCTCCAATCCAAGCTCCAATCGCGAGCAGCATCATTGAGAACAAAGTAGCTCTACGCGGCGTATCATCTGTCTCAAGTGACGAGGTGTATGTACCTACAGTAGATCCTACATACATCAAGTGGGGAGAGTATAACGACATCATGAAGATTATCAAGTCTGGCATGTTCTTTCCAACATATATTTCTGGCCTCTCAGGCAACGGCAAAACCATGATGGTTGAACAAGCCTGTGCGAAAGCCAAACGCGAATTCGTACGAGTTCAAATCTCTCCAGAAACTGATGAGGACGACCTAATTGGTGGCTTCCGCCTTATTGATGGAGAAACCGTTTTCCAAAAAGGTCCAGTCGTAAAGGCAATGGAACGAGGTTGCATCCTCTTGATTGACGAGATCGATCGTTCCACCAACAAGATCATGTGTCTTCAGGGTGTGCTCGAAGGCAATCCAATTCTCCTTAAGAAAACTGGAGAAGTGGTTCGACCTGCTGATGGATTCAACGTCATTGCAACCGCGAATACTAAAGGTCGTGGATCAGACGATGGTCGATTCACTGCAGCATCTATTATCGATGATGCATTCCTCGAACGATTCGTGTGTGTAGTTGATCAGCCATTCCCTCAGCCAACAATTGAGAAGAAGATTGTTTCAGCTCACATGTCAAAATTCGGTGTCGAAGACGAGGAATTCACCGATAAGCTAATCGCGTGGTCGAATGTAATTCGCAAAACGTTTGAGGCTGATGGTGTCGATGAAGTAATTTCCACCCGCCGTTTATGCCACATCTCAAAGTGCTACTCGATCTTCGAAGATCGAATGAAGTCAATCAACAAGTGCATCAGCCGCTTCGACGACGAAACGCGAACAGCGTTCTTAGATCTCTATACCAAGATTGACGAGAGCCAACTCACTGAAGACGGAGAGATCGTGATCGAGGGCGAAATTATACCAGAAGACGCACCATTTTAACAATTTGCGGTGGAGATCGCATGTCATAACGAACAAAGTCCTATCTCTTCGTGGTTGGAGAGATAGGCACCATTTTAAAATATGAGCAACGGAATAAAATACGACAACAACAAACCAGACTATAGTCTAATACCTCCACGCGCGCTTGACGATGTCGCGAATGTACTAACCTATGGAGCACAAAAGTACGATAGAAACAATTGGCTCGAACTCGATAATCTCAATGAACGGTATTTTGCTGCAGCTCAACGACACATGTGGGCTATTCAAAGAGGAGAAACACACGACGATGAGACAGGCATTCATCACTCAGCACATGCTATTTGTTGTATGATGTTCATTCTTGAATTTAGTTATTTACAAAACACCAAAAATAAGATATAATATATATTATGAAAATTAGTAAAGAAACGTTAGAGGTGCTGAAGAACTTTTCGGCAATTAACCCGAATCTTGTTATCTGCGAAGGTAGCAAGCTATCAACAATCGCTGACGCCAACAACATCATGGCTGCAGTGAATGTTTCAGAAACCTTTCCGAAGAAGGTTGGCATCTATGATTTGAATGAATTCCTCTCAGCACTCTCGTTGATTGAAGATCCAGAATTCGAATTCGGAGATAGTGCTGTTAGCATTAAATCAAACAATGCAACGCTCACATATCGATATGCTGACACTAGCATTTTGACTTCTCCAGAAAAGGAAGTGAATATGCCACCAACAGATGTCGAAGTCAATCTCACAGCAGACGACATCGCACAAATCCGTCGAGCAGGTAGTGCACTGAATCATCCAGTTGTATCAATCACAACTGAACATGGAGACGACGCCGTATATCTACAAGTAAAGGATCCTAACAACTCATCAGCTAATGTCTATTCGCATAAAGTGTGTAGCGCTAGTTCTGATGATGCATACGATTATCAATTCCTTATTGCCAACCTTAAGCTTATTCCAGGCGATTATAAAGTAGCAGTAAGTTCTAAACTAATTTCGAACTGGGAGTGTATAAATAACACTTCAGTGAAATATTGGATCGCTCTCGAAAAGACATCCACAACCAAATAATAATATCATATATGAGTGAAGAAACAACCACAGAGGAGCAAGTTCTCCCAGAAACACAAAATGAACCAGCAATCAGTCTAGCTGATTTTGCAGCTATGCTTCAAGTAATTGATGTATGCACAACTCGCGGAGGATTTCGCGGCGAAGAATTGTCGTCGGTAGGTCAACTTCGAGATCGTGTATCCGCATTCCTTGAATTCCATAAACCAGAAGAAGCGGCTGAAGAAGAAGCACCAGCTGACTCTGATGAGGCTGAAGCATAATACGCTATAGGTTATTAATACAAGATCCCTCTGTCTTAATTACAGAGGGATCTTTTAGCGTAGTACAAAAGGGTTTACTTACTTACATACATTTGGTATAATATATTATGAATAAAAATGAAAACGAATTTCTCTGGGTCGAGCGCCACCGCCCAAAAACAATTGACGAATGTATTCTTCCAGCATCGTTAAAGGCAACATTCACTGATATTGTAAAGCATGGCGAACTGCATAATATGTTATTGTCAGGAACTGCAGGGTTAGGTAAGACGACTGTCGCACGTGCGCTATGTCATGAATTGGATCTCGAATACTTACTTATCAATTCATCTGAGGAAAGTGGAATCGATGTTCTTCGTTCTAAGATCAAACAGTTTGCTTCGTCCGTGTCTTTACATGGTGGAAAGTACAAAGTAGTTATTCTTGACGAAGCTGATTATCTTAACGCGCAGTCAACACAACCAGCACTTCGTGGTTTTATCGAGGAGTTTAGTTCGAATTGCAGATTCATTCTTACATGCAATTTCAAGAATCGTATTATCGAACCACTTCATTCTCGTTGTTCTGTAATTGAATTCAACACGAATAAGAAACAGTTAGCTGGTCTCGCTGCGCTGTTTATGAAACGACTTCAAGATATTCTAAAGACTGAAGGCATTACGTATAACGATAAAGTAATTGCTGAACTTATTATGCGCTATGCTCCAGATTGGAGACGTGTATTGAATGAGTGCCAACGATACTCGGCTGCAGGAGAGATCACTCCAGATATTCTAGTTGATATGTCTGATCAAAGCGTTGCTCAACTTATTGCCCACCTAAAGACTAAAGACTTTAAGAGTATGCGAAATTGGGTTACGAATAATTCGGATGTTGATTCAGCTGTCATATTTAGAAAGATCTATGACTCGTTATATGATTATGCTGAAGGCCAATCGATCCCAAGCATCATCATTATTCTCGCTGACTATCAATATAAAGCAGCATTTGTAAGTGACAGAGAATTGAATATCGTTGCATGCTTAACTGAAATCATGGCATCATCAACATGGAAATAACAACAAAAATAATCGCTTGGCGCATATTGTCGATTGTACTATGCTCGCTTATGGGTAGAATTTGGTTTGGTGATTGGCACGTTACAGCGTTCGGTATTTTTATTTCGTTTGTTATGACATTCGTTCACTATTACTTTGAAAAACTATGGCCGACAAACTAACACCATTTGACTTTCTAAAGAGTATCAACACTTCTAGCCCAAGCCTTCTAAAGGATTGTAAAGCTGATGATAGCGAAGTTGCGTTAAGTGTCGATTCTCCATGTAAGCAGTATGTGCCATTTATTGTAAACCGTGGGCTGTCGCAGTTCAATGATACTATTCTATTCGCGAATGAAATGAATATGCGGCATAGTCTTCCTGCGAAAATGCAATACGATTTTCTAAGGACTACCATCCGCCCTCGCAAACGCTTTACAAAATGGGCAAAGAAAGCAAAAGATCCTGCTGACATTAAACTAATTCAAGAAGCGTATAACTATTCTTATGAGAAAGCTGAACAGGTCTATAGTTTGTTTACTCCAACTGCATTAAAGAAACTAAGAAGCTCTTTAGATAAAGGAGGAATGTAGAGTCAAAATCTGTAATGTTATAAATACTATCTTTACGATGTAACTTATAATATTGCAACTATGATTGAACAAGAACTGGTTTCCTGGACTCCGGCCGACATGTTAGAGATATCTCTCGACGAGCCTGATGACTTCCTTAAAATTAAAGAAACACTGACGCGAATCGGTATCTCTTCGAAGAAAGAGCACAACACACTATATCAGAGTTGTCATATACTTCATAAACAAGGAAGGTATTTCATTGTTCACTTTAAGGAGTTATTCATGTTAGATGGAAAGCCTTCAAACTTTACTCTAGACGATGTAGCTCGCCGCAATTCAATCACTACTCTATTATCTGATTGGGGACTTCTGACTATTGTCGATCTGAGCAAGGCTGAAGAAAAGACAACTCTTCGACATATCAAGATCATTTCTCATCGCGACAAACGTGAGTGGCAGTTAGAATCAAAATATTCTATTGGAAACGTTAGGAGTTCATAGATGAAAGCGTATTTCAAGACAGATCTAGAAGCAACAATTTCAGGTTACTTTAATGGTAACAAATTCATTCGTACAGTTACGCTATTAGAAGATTTGGTATTCTATACAAAGTCAGGTGATTCTATCACTGTTCCTAAGGGGTTTGAGAGTGATGGAGCGAGTGTGCCTAAGGTATTCTGGTCAGCCTTTCCACCATTTGACACATATCTACCTGCAGCGGTCGTACACGATATTCTATGTGTACAAGGTCATAGCGATAAGTGTTTATATACCTCTAGAGAAGCAGCTGATATTTTCTATGAAGCAATGCGGGCATGTGGAGTTGGAAGAACTAAAGCAAAAATGATGTGCTATGCAGTGCGTTACTTCGGACCTAAATGGAAATAAACTAAATCTGTAATTTCAATTCGATATAAATAACATATATACATGGCTTGGCAAAATATACCTAATAATCCATACTGGCAATATGACGACGCTCCACTTGACCCAGGTGGGGCAGAAACTGCGCTGTGGGCGACTAGCACAAATGGTATTCGGCTGAACGTTAGAGGTGAGGAAATCTATGTTAATTGTAGACATACACTTCTACACCCAACACAAGATTCTTTTCCGAATGAAATAAATAAAACATTTTGGGCAGCTGACGCATATCCGAATTTAGATAATTACATTCAACCAGATGGAGTATCTATATATCATAGACCAGACACAACATCAATATACATTAAACCATAATAATTATGCCAGACTTTATAGTAAAAACAGATATCGACAATTTCTTACAGAGCGATGACAAAGCAGCAGGCCGTGACAATCTAGGTATAAATCTAGATTCGGTTACCGCCGCGGGAGCAACCACCCTAAACGATATTAGCGTAGGGAGAATTGCAACATCGCATCCAAACAATCCAGCATTGAGCAACTCAGCAACCGGCAACCAAGCTTGTGCTATTGGAGGCATTCAAAACGTAGTAAGCGGAAATCGCTCGGTAAGTTATGGAGGGCGTGAGAATGTAATCACTGGCAACGATAGTTCTACAATCGGAGGCTACGGTCAAAGCGTAATTGGTATTGAATCGGAGGCCTTAGGATCAACAAACCTTAAATTATTTTCTAAATATACTTCTGCTGTAGGAGCAGCAAATAGCACTATAGGAACACTGGATGGAGTTGCTCCAAACCCAGAAGACCTTTACGAAAATATTTCAGACGCAAAACATTCTATTATCTTAGGTGGTGAATATATAGAAATCCAACACGCAGTACATGCCGCTACAGTGGGGGGACAGACTAACACAATTCAGACTGGGCATGATCGCTCTGTGATTTTAGGAGGCACGGGCATCACAACCGATGCAGCGGATACAGCATTCGTTGATAATCTTGATGTTAAAGGTTCTGTATATATAAACCAGATCACAGCAGCAGACACTGATAAATCAGGTAAGTGCCAGTTATGGGTAAACGCCACAGGTGATTTGTATCTCACACTCCCTAACGGCACAGACAGACAAATTGCGTTCGTGTAAATAAACTTTTAAGGTAACACGCTGTTACTTTAAATGAGATGCCCTCGGGGTCTCACAACAACATAACCCTGCCTAATAGGAGGAACAATAAATGACACAATACACAATCCCACGTTCGTGGACAATTGGTTTTGATTCTATCTTTGATAGACTTGAAAGCACTCAATCAAACAACTCGACTTATCCGCCTCACAATGTAGTGAAGCACAGTGATACGAGTTTTGAAATAGCACTAGCTGTTGCTGGTTTTAAAGACAAAGACCTTGATGTAACACTCGAAAAGAGTATCCTTACGATTGAAGGTGACAATGTATCGCTCAATGGCGATAAAGAATATATCCATAAGGGTATTGCTACACGTAAGTTCAAGAAACAATTTGATCTTGCTGAGCACATTAGAGTAGAACACGTTAGTATTACTGATGGTATTCTCTCGGTGTATCTCGAAAAAGAGGTACCAGAAGAACTTCAACCTAAGAAGTTTACAATTCTTCAAGCGGCCCCTGGCGATCCAGAGTTCTTGACTGAATAAACACTTAAGGTCTTTCCCTCTTTCACCTAAAGTAAAGGGGACTTTTGTGGTTTTGAAAACAATTACTTGTATAAATAGTAATATATGGCAAGCATTCTAGCTAAGTGCCATAATAACTAATTTAATTATGGCCATTTGGAATAAGATAGAGCAATTGCTCAACCGTAACAACACGGAGCAGTATGAAGTTATCATGCTGGCAGACAAAGACGGTAACATCATTAACACCTTTGGTGCTGCATCTAATATCCCGATCGCCGCAGGTGAAGTTACTGGATACTCTGATGTTCATAAGTTCGGAATGGTTAATGGTAGTGCTGGCAGCGCTTGGACAACTGTTTGGAGTGCAGCAGATACCGCCGAGACAAAACTATACCCTTGGGAAACAGCAGCTGGAACGTTAAGTGTTGTATCGTCATCAGGTGATGATACAGATGGAGGTGCTGGTACTCACACAATTACGGTTTACGGACTTGATACAGACTATAATGAAGTAAGCGAAACCTTTACGTTGAGTGGCGAAACTGAAACAGCAGAAGGAGTTGTTGTATTTCATAGAGTATACAGGGCTAAGGTTTCTTCAGGAAGTACAAACGTTGGTAGACTTGGTGTCTTCAATGGTACCGCTCTAGTAGCTGAGATTGCTCCCGAAATGGGACAAACACAGATGTGTGTCTATACTATTCCTGCAGGAAAGACTGGATATCTCACGCGATTAGGCGCATCAAGTTCAAAGAACATCTCAACAACCGTATCTTTATTTCAGAGACCTCACTTAGAAACCTTTCACTTGACAGCTAGTGCAATGGCGCTTTATCAAAACTCACAGACTATCGATTTTGATGTACCGCTTGCATTTGCTGAAAAAACAGATCTAGACCTGAGGCAAGTCGGCGCTGCTAATAACGTAATTGCTGCAGATTTCAATATCATTCTAGTAGATAACCCAGTTTAAGATTTTAGTGTTTACATGCCACTCATTCTGTGGTATAATTACATTATGATATTAAGCGGATTCTACACAAGCGTCGAGCGATTCGGCAACAAACTCCTTTATCGTGGTTACGATACAAATGGCAAAAAGGTTTCTCATAGGATAGCGTATAAGCCAACGTTATATCTTAAGTCTAAAAAGACCGACACTGACTGGAAAGCTCTCGATGGAACACCAGTCGAACCTTTACAATTCGGCAATATGGCTGAAGTAAAAGAATTTGAGAAGACTTATAGTGGTGTTCCAGATTTTAAGTTATACGGCAACACACGTCATATTCCAGCATTCATTCAGAATCAGTTTCCAAATGAGATAGCGTATAGTCGTAATATGGTCGATGTCGTATCCTTAGATATTGAAACATCGTATGGTGATGGGTTTCCTGAAGTGGATAACCCAATGAATCAGATTCTTACTATTGCCCTAAAGAGCTCAAAGGATGATACGTATCGAGTATGGGGAATGAAGCCATACGATGAACTTAGCACTCAGCTTAAACACCTTAAGATCGATTATCGACAGTTCACGGCTGAATCATCGATGCTTACTGCCTTCATCGACTTTTGGGCTAATCCTGAAAATACACCTGATATCATTACTGGTTGGAATACACGCTTCTTTGATATTCCTTATATGGTTGCTCGCATGTCGTTTCTCCTTGGCGAAGAGAAGGTGCGTGAATTATCACCTTGGAAAAAGATTGATCGCAAAGAGATTTTTATTAAAGGTCGTCAGCAAGTTACATTTGACTTGATGGGTATTCAGCACCTTGACTATATGGAACTCTTTAAGAAGTTCGCATACACGTATGGCAATCAAGAGTCATACTCGCTAAATCATATTTCAAGTGTTGTGCTTGGAGAAAAGAAGTTAGACTATTCTGAGATTGGTACATTGCGTGATCTATACGATGCTGACTTTCAAATGTTTGTTGACTACAATATCAAAGATGTTGAGCTAATAGATCGAATGGAAGAGAAGCTTGGCCTTATCACATTGGTATTGACTATGGCATATCTCGGAGGAGTTAACTATACCGACACTCTTGGTACCACCGCGATATGGGATTCGATTATCTTTCGTCGACTAGCACGTTCTCGAATTGCCGTTGTTCCAGGTGAAAAACATCCGGCGCAACCATTTCCAGGTGGGTATGTGAAAGATCCTCATGTAGGAATGCACGATTGGGTTATGTCGTTCGATTTAAATTCACTATATCCCAATCTTATTGTGCAATACAACATGTCACCTGAAACTCTTATGCGAGAGTCAGGCGCTGTAGGTGCTACTGCGTCGAACGGTGCAGTATTTCGTAAAGACAAGAAAGGCATTATTCCTGAAATTGTCGAAGAGTTGTATGCTAAACGTGTAGACATTAAACAGGATATGTTGACAGCAAAGCATAAGTTAGAAACGATCTCTAAACACGAGAAATATGAATATAATCAAACAGTTGGCCAAGTAGCACGACTCGAAACTCTACAGACTGCTATTAAGATTCTACTAAATAGTTTATATGGTGCTCTTGGAAATCGCTACTTCCGCTACTTTGATATTCAAGTTGCATCAGCAGTTACTCTTACTGGACAAGAAGTTATTAAATATGCTGAAACCAAAGTGAATAAATATCTCGATGAATTCATTGGCGAGCCTAAGGATCGTGTTATCGCAATGGATACTGATTCTCTCTACATAGGAGTAAAAGACATCGTTGATAAGTTTAAGCCAAAGAACACCGTTGCCTTTCTTGATGAGATTGGTTCTAAAGCAATTGAGCCTATGCTTGAAAAAGCCTTTGATGAATTTGCTGAAAGAACTAATGCGTATTCAAATCGTATGGTTATGAAGAGAGAAGCTATTGCTGATCGTGGTATTTGGACTGCGAAGAAGCGATACATCCTCAACGTTCATAATAACGAAGGTGTTCAATACGCCGAGCCAAAGATCAAGATCATGGGAATTGAAGCAGTTAAGTCTTCTACACCTCAGGCGTGTCGTAGTGCAATGAATGAAATGTTTAAGATCATTGTAACAGGTGACGAAGATAAGACACAAGCAGCAATCGCAACATTCAAAGATCACTTTAAAACGTTATCGCCTGATAAGGTTGCCTTCCCTCGAGGAGTAACCGATGTTCGAGGATATGCCGATAACCAATTAATCTATCGTAAAGGCACCCCGATTCATTCTCGAGGTTCTCTCTTATATAACCACTATCTAAAAGCGAATGGCTTAGACAAGAAATACCAACTTATTCAAAGCGGTGATAAGATTAAGTTCGTATATTTGTTAATTCCAAACTCAATTCAAGAGAATGTCATTAGCTTTCCTGATCACTTACCAGACGAATTAGGTCTACATAAATATATAGACTACAACCTACAATTCAAAAAAGCATTCCTCGATCCTATCGACATCATCCTGAATGCTATCGGATGGCACGCTGAGCCTCAAGCTGATTTACAGCAGTTCTTCTTTTAGAGTTTACACATCAGCAAATACATGATATAATATAGATTATGAGTACAGACTGGACCAAAGATATAAATGACATGCACACAAAATACGGTGTGCGAGATGCAGTGAAGAATTTCGATAGCGTTATGCTACGACAGTTCCTTCGCTTTCGAGTTGACTTCCTTCGAGAAGAACTCAATGAAACAGAAGAGGCAATGGAATCAGATAAACCAATTGACTGCGAAGAAGTCGTTGATGGTTTGATTGATCTATGTGTTGTCGCTATCGGTACACTTGATGCCTTCGGTGTAGATCCATACAAAGCATGGAATCAAGTGCATTCAGCAAACATGGCCAAAGAAGTAGGAATCAAAGAAGGTCGAAATAATCCATTAGGGTTACCAGATCTGTGCAAGCCGAGCGGATGGGAAGCTCCAGATCATAGTGGCAACCACGGTCTATTGAGGAACATCAACGGTAAAGTATAATGGAATATTCGCTAACAATCTTCAGCTCGATTTTCGATAATAAAACACATCGAAAAATGACTTTTTCTACATGGGACAAGTTCGAGGAGTTGATGTATTCGTTAAGCAAACAGCCAGGCTACAAGCCAAAGAAAGGTGAGAGGAAAAACGGTTCAGCGCTCATCACGCCAGCGACATACGAAAATGGAACAACACGCGCCAATGTGAATGTTAAATCCTGGGCTGGATGGGTTGCTATTGATGTCGATGAATATGAAGGCACCTTTGAGGATGCAATAAAGACATTTAAGAGCTTTCAGTTCTTATGTTATAGTTCAGCATCGTCAACGTTAGAAAAACCAAAGTTCAGAATCATCTTCCCTCTCACGAAACAAGTAGGATCCGATAAGATTAAGCATCTTTGGTTTGCGGTAAATAAAGAATTCAATTCACTTGGTGATCCGCAAACCAAAGATCTGTCTCGCATGTACTATATTCCTGCGCAGTATCCTAATGCCAACAATTTCATCTTTACACATTCGGCACCAATTCTAGATCCTGATGAGTTGATGGGCAAGCACGAGTTTGTAAGCAATACTAATAACTCGTTTAGTAGTAAGTTTCCTGAAGCAGTGCAAAAGGAGCTCGATGCATATCGTAAAACCAAACTCACAAACACGAGTTACAGTTGGACGTCTTATCATAACTGCCCATTTGTGAATAAGACTCTAGTGAGTGAGTATCGAACTATTGGTGAAGCTGGTTGGTATACTAAGCTCTATCAGATTATGATGAGTATCGCTGCCAATGCCATCCGCCGTGGATATCCAATCACTTCAGAGGAGGTTGAGAGGCTAGTACGAGAGATTGATATGGATACCGGCGGATGGTACAAAAGCCGCCCAGTGAGGCTTGAGGCGGCCAGAGCAGTCGATTATGCGCTAAGAAGTGTAAATAATTAGCCTACATTTTGCAATTTTTTAAGCTGTTTTCCAGAGAAAGTCATAAGTTGTTGGTTGTCAATGGTATATACCTATGTACAATATACGCCAAATATGGTATAATATATCTATAACCAACCAATAAAGATTATGACAAACTCAATAAAACGTATCATCGACAATCCTTACGGATCAAAGTTCACCTCTACTGACACCGAGACTGGCGTCACAGTAGAGATCAAGGAAGCTACTGCAAGTGCTTTCGCGAAATTCACCTCTGGTGTGTTTCTTACAGCTCGCGCTGAAGTCAACCTCAAGTCAGTTTCAGTTAGCGCTGAGATTTTCCCTGGCACTCTTGGTGCCCTCGCGTCACTCTAATCTACGAAAGGAAATTTACATTATGAATACACGTACATCAGACTCATACGTCGACACAGTTCACCACCACACACGAGCGGGCAAAAAGCTTGTTGCTGCCTATAGAGCCAAAGTCAAGGCTGAAGACGCTGTCAACGGCACCTCTCGGCGAGTAATGCTTCAAGGTCGCATGGGTGTTGCTAATCCAAACGCTCATAAGTACTCTGTAAAGAATCCACCAAACGTTTGGTCTGGCTCACACTCTCATCAGTGTATCAAACTCGCTGACGCGGCTACCGCAGACGTCTACATCTACGACCGTTAATCTATAAAATATATTATGAAAATTACTAAAGAAATGGAATCAGCTCTTGATCGAGTTCGCGAAGCAATGATAGTTAAGTACGGTCTTTTTATGCAAGGAGACGAAGAACATGTCGTCGAGATGCGAGAAGAATTCGCAGACTCTATTGCATATGATATCGGCAATAAGTATATCAAAATTATCAAAGGTGGATCGGTTCACTCATTCATTGTTAACGTTGAAACTGATAAGAAGTTTGCGTATGGAGATATTTTGAAAGCAGCTAGTTGGTCTGCACCAGCTCGAAACAAAGCCCGCGGAAGTATATTCAATGAGTCTGATATTAAAACACGACTCTGCTGGACTGGAGTAAATTACTAATATGAAAACATACATTAAAACATACGACCTCTCAAAGGTTTGGCCTCCGACAGCTACACTTCAGTTTTGCATGAAGAACAACTTTAGTCGTGGACTCAAGTCTGACGAATACAACGACTCAAGCGTGATCAAGCAGCAGCTAGAAGATTGCCTTAAGAACGACGAAGGATATCTCATTCTCGCTCATAGCGGTGGCAAATACACTGGTTGGGGTATGGCATACAAGAAAGACGATGCTCGACGAAGTAAAGGTTTTCAGTGCTATGTAATGCCTCGTCAACGGAGAAAGGGAATTGGCACTCGTCTCTTAGAAAAGGCGTGCAGCATTGTTGGTCGAGTAGAAGTTTATGATCATGCCACTAGCAATAAGTTTTTTAAAGCAAATGGAATTACATGCTGTGAAGCAATCACAGGCAATCGATTAAAGAAAAAGGTATAACATGACAGCGAAAGAACGAATGAAAGCTTGGGAAAACCTAGGTGAACCAAAACCTAATTGGGAAACATTCAAACGAATGATGAGTGTGCTTGATAATAACCCTTTAGTTGTAAGAACACTGTGGCTAAAGAAGAACTCTCAATCTAAAGTAACAATCACACAATAATTATGAAAGATCCATATAAAGCAGAAGAAGCATTAGGCATGATACTTATCACGCTCTTTGGAGTGTGTGTAGTTGGTTTAATAGTCGCAACAATAGGAGCAATTGCATCGGCATTCAATCTATAAATAACATTATGAAAACAACAAAAAAAGATTTCATTACAGGAGCTGTAGTGATAACGATTGTATTAACCGCGATGGTTAATGCAGCACCTCAACCTATTTCAGAAATGGAAACAACTCCTCGCAACTGCTGCTGCTGTTGCTGTTGTCAAAATAAAGATGAAGTCATTTATACATCTGATGATGCTCAACAAGAGCCATCTACTTATCCAGTAAGTGAACCACCTCCACGCCCAGTTATACTCTCACGATAATAATATGGAACAAAACCTATATCACTACAAAGCGCATATCACGAAGGTATATGATGGCGATACTGTAACAGCAGATATTCATCTTGGTTTCAATATGGTCATGCGTAAACAAAAGCTTCGTTTACTCGGCATTGATACACCTGAAATTCGAGGCGAAGAACGACCTGAAGGTCTGGTATCTCGAGATCGCTTGTCTGAACTCATTCTTAATACTGATGTTCACATCGTAACGCATCAAGATAAGAGCGGTAAATACGGCCGATGGTTAGTAACGATCTATGCGCAATTCCGCGATTTAGATAAAGACGAAACTAATTGGATAAACTGTAACGCTCTCCTACTCAACGAAAATTTAGCAAAGGTTTACAAATAATGTATAACGGCAAATACGATAAAGAAGACACTCGAGAAGTATACGACAGAAATTGCGTCATCATCCGCGAAGATACCAAAGCCGAAGTTGACGGAGATGTCATCCTCTTCAGGCCGAAGGAATTCTTAAAGGTTGTGATTGGTAAATCAGTTATGCTCAACCTTCAATACGAACCATCATATGGTGGTTACATTGGCGAAAAATCGAAGATGCCTTTTATTTCAAAAGGACCTAAGCGCCTAAAGTAGTTTTTCAGTGGTAAGTTCCATAAAGGAACCAACCACTTTGTTCTTTCACAGTTTAATAAGTTTGCTGGTGATAGGTAATCCTATCTTAAAGATTCTGGTGGAACGGAATCGCCAGCAGCATTTGTAAATAAAGAGTATCTGCAATGTTTACAAATTGTTAAAGACGGCAAATCGTGTTAACAGAATGTAAACCGCTTTGAAGAACGGCCGAAATGCCAACGGTTTGGAATAAGTAATAGTATGAGACACTTACTACTATTATTACTTTTACCATCATCACTATTCGGCTTCAATGAAATGATAGCAGTACAAACTCTTCAAGACAATGGAAATTTCCAACACACTGTATGTGAAGTAAAGACTGCATACGCAAACAAAGGTGATCACGTCTTATACAAGAATGTAACACCTCGCGATGGAATGATCATTCTCACAGATGATGGTAAGTGTGTTAAGTATAATAAGAACATCATTGCTGATAGAGTAGTAGTTGCTATAGTGAAAAGATACACATAATAGATTTGTATAAATAATTTTATAATGAAGAAAGTAAGTAGAACAAAATCAGACATCGCTTTAGATGTTATTTACTGGACAGCCGCAGCCATCGTGTTTGCGATGCTAGTAACTACACTTTATATGATGATGAAATTTTAATGCGAAGTAACTCAGCGGTAGAGTAGAGCACTGTTAATGCTTTTGTCGTAGGTTCGATCCCTACCTTCGCAGCCAGATTTAATCTACATATCAAAACACCAAAGTGATATGTAGATTGAAACAAACAGTTTCCAAAATGGAAACACCTCAATAACAACACACACACAAAAAACAATGAGCACAAATAAATCAATGAACGCATACGAGATTCGTCTCAAAATCCTACAAGAAGCACTGTCTTCAGCATCCGATAAGTGGTACTCTGAAAAAGAAGTACTCTTCGAAGAGTGGAACAACAAGCGGCATGCATGTGGTGAAGACACTGTTGCCCTATCTGCACTCGATACACCGACACTCCCGTCATGGGATCGAGAAGTTGAAGCGATCCGAATCGCGAAGAAGCTATACGCTTTCGTAGAAGGCGAATAAGTCTAAGAACCTGAGTTTGTAATTCCTCTGCGAATGCGGAGGTTGATAATGAGGATAAGGATTGCGTTTAGCGGTCGACTCCCTCACACCTTTGGACGCATAGCTTAATTGGTTAAAGCAGCGGATTCATAATCCGTTGAGTCTGGGTTCAAGTCCCAGTGGGTCCACCACTTTATTATTTACAATCAATAACACATATGGTATAATTACATTATGCAAACAGTAAAACACACATACCGAGAAATGCTTACTTATACTCGTGACGAATACACTACGCGCGATAGGTCTATTAACGTAGATACTAATAAAGAAACTAAAGACGTAACAGTCGAAGTCACTCTTTTTAGTCCAATCGCAGATCGTGTATTCGATCGCCTCGACGATGAAAGCCGAACTGGTTGGGCTGAAGCTTTCTTTGACGGAAAAAACGCACCAATCATTCCGAGCTACACGCTTTTGCGTAAAGGACATTAATTGAATGCTCCGATAGCTCAGTTGGATAGAGCAACGGTTTTCTAAACCGTGGGCCGCAGGTTCAAGTCCTGCTCGGAGTACCATTTTCATGGGGGTGTAATGGATTCGATCTCAGTTTCGGCTGAGACACGGAGGTTCAATTCCTCCCACCTCCACCATTTTAATATGTACAATTAGTGACATATAGGTTATAATTATATTATGCAAAATACAGTTAAAGACATACAAGATTTTTTCATCCGCAAACGCCGAAATGAAGAATACGTTGAAGACAAGACAGGTGTAAAAACCATTGAAATTATTAATGCAAGTTTCATCGCGAATGAACCTACTATCTTTGGTAAAATCAATCTAGATTATGTTCAACGCGAACTAGATTGGTATCTTTCTAAATCGTTAAACGTAAACGATATTCCAGGTGAAACACCACAGATTTGGAGTATGATCTCTGATGATAACGGTATGATCCATTCTAACTATGGATACCTTACTCTTTCAGAAGAGAATCATAATCAATTCAAAAACTGTGTCGCAGAACTTAAGAAGAATCCAAATTCTCGCCGTGCAGTTATGATTTATACACGTCCAACTATTTGGAACGAGTATAACACAGATGGTATGTCTGATTTCATATGTACAAACGCAGTTCAGTATCTTATCCGCAATGGTAAACTTGACGTAGTTGTTCAAATGCGATCGAATGATGTTGTCTTTGGTTATCGTAATGACTTTGCATGGCAAGAACATATCGCTAATATGGTGTGTACTAAACTTGGCATTAAGCTTGGTAACATCCACTGGAATGTTGGATCGATGCATGTGTATGAACGTCACTTTAAATTCATTGATGCAGAGATCGAAAGACAAAATCATATTTCTGATCTAGAATATGAAGAATACACCGCAATGTCCGAATGGGCCCACCAAGTGAGTAAGTTTTATGATTAACATGGAATTTAACGCAGCTGACTTAGACACATCTGTATTGCTTTCTCGAGCTAAAGAAGAGTCTGAACAAATGTTTTCAAAAGAGTCTACTCGTCGAGGAAGATCACTTCAGAAGATCATTGAAACAGCACTATATGGCCATGCAGCTGAGTTATACCTCATTGAGAAATGTCAATTCAAAGATGATCCTCGAAAGTATAAAGATCTCTTTGACACTGAAGGAAACTCAGTAGAGGTCAAAGTTACAGAAGGAGATTATTACGTTCCTTATGTTTTAGATAGGGCAACTAAAGCAAAACTAGAAACATGGAGAGGTTTCCCTGATATCCTATATGTCTTTATCGGCGATAAGATCACCGCTGACTATAGCCTTTATGGAATATATAAGTGGAGTGAGAATAAATTTGTTTTACAAGAGTCACCAACTATGGTATAATAACAGTATGAAAGAATCAATTAAAGTATTAGAAGAATGCGCCGAACTACAGGCAAAGAAAAGCACGGATTACCAGAATCCGAATAGCCGCATTAAACAAGCAGACTATTACCCACGTGGGATTGCGTCTATCCTTGACATTATTTATGCCAAGACTCTTCGGATGTATTCTGTAATTGAAGCAATGGAAAGTGATCCGAATTATAAGCAAAACTTTGAATCGGTTGAAGATTCGGGTAAAGATCTTATTAACTACGCGTCGTTTCTTGTTTCATATTTGCGGAATGGAATTGATGGTCAAGATCCTGAACGCGACTTCCTTAATCGCAAAGAGCATACCGATGACAACACGTAAATGGCATAAACGCTATATCGAGTTAGCTCGTACTATTGCCCAGTGGTCGCGTGATCCTTCAACACAATGTGGTGCAGTAATTATTGGTCAATCTGGTCAAGTTCTATCTCAAGGTTATAATGGCTTCCCTCGAGGTATGAGTGACGATGAAGAACTCTATAATGACCGCAATTCAAAGTATAGTCGCATTGTTCATGCCGAGATGAATGCGATCTATAACGCATCTCGTACTGGAGTATCTTTAGAAGGTGCAACAGCATACATCCACGGACTTCCATGCTGCCATGAATGTGCTAAAGCTTTAATCCAAGTTGGAATTAAAGAAGTAATTATGAGCGAGTCGAACAATATTCGATGGAATAATTCATGCGGAATGGGAACAGGCTTCCTTGAAGAAGCAGGCGTAAAAGTCACGTACATAAAATAACAATAAATAAATCTATGAAGAATATAGCAATAATCATGGGCCGCGGCATCGAAGGATGCGGAGTAACAAAATTCACAGTAGAACAGTGCAAGTACTACGAACGTAATGGGTACGACTATAAAGTCTTTGCATCTAAAGACAAATCTTGGACGCGCAAAAACTCGCATAAGACAGATAACATCCAACAACTCAAATTCGCAAAAAGTGATGAAGTGGATGCGATGATCAAGTGTATCAATAAATCTGATATAGCTATCATCAACTCTTTGCCTGCTCTAAGTTTAAAAGAAGAAGCAATTCAAAACTTTAAACGTATGTTAAGCGAAATCGAAGTACCTGTTGCGCTTATTCAACATGATCATGCCATGCAATCCATCCGTCGCAATGGAGCACTGGATGAAGCGATCAAAAAGGCAAACATCATATTTGTTCATTCAACAACTAATGATTTTGCAAAATATGCAAAAGAAAAGGTAGGGCCAAAGGTAGATTTGTTTGGTGCTGAAGAAGGTACTCCTATCGTTGCGTTTCAACCAGGTATGTTCTTCGATGAAGTAAAGTCAAAGTATTGGAAAACAAAGATTGGCGTTCAGGACGTAATGCATCACAAATGGATTGGTAGAACTACATCTTGGAAGGGGTATAAAGAAATGTTTGCTTTTCATAATGCTTATTTGAAGCAAAACGATATGCTAACAACTTACGAAGGCATCGAACGTTCACCTGCATTTTTAGGATTTAGAGAACTTTCAGAATTTAATAATTTACTCGCTGAAGATCCTAATGAATACGATTTAAACGATGGCTATGGCAGTGATGTTCATGTCTTTGGACCATATGTTCAAGAAGAAATGCTTGAACGAATGTCTAAAGTAGGATTTGGTTATCAACTTTCAAGAATGAAAGAACATTTTATTCAGCGATCAATTGAATACACTCATTGCGAAGTTGCATGTACTGGCACAATTCCTGTTTTTAATAAAAAGTATGGTGACGCATGTACTCACCGCCACTATGGAAAAAAGTTTACTGAGTGTGAAAATACTGGAACGGTATGGTTTGATGAACACAATTTTGATAGTACGTTTAACATGATATTAGATCTATTTGATCATCCCGAAAAACGACAAAAAATGAGAAACGATGCATATGAGTTTTATAAACTTCATCAAGACGCATCATACACCTTTAAAGAACTAATGGAAAACATACAAAATGTCATATAACTACGCATCAATCGTACCACTTATTGGTGGTGAAACAATCGCAATGGAAAACGTCTTTGGAAAAAGACCTGAGTACATCTTATCATATACACCATTTGCGGCGAATGATTCGCAAATATTAGAACACTACAAAAACGAAGTACCATACCATGTCATCGACGAAGGTACTGGTAGAACTGATTATGTTGATGTGGTAAATGCGGTTTGTCCTTGTGCAGGATTGTCTTCGCTAAGTCCATCATCTTCATCTGACAATAAAGCAAATGATTGGATGGTCGAATCCGCAAAATACGTTTTAGGTGAAGTGAAACCAAAGGTCTTTTGGGGCGAAAACGCGCCACGATTAGCATCAAAGATGGGAGCACCAATCGTTAAAGAACTAAGGAAGGTTGCAAAGGAAAATGGTTATACAATGTCGCTCTATAAGACTAAATCTAAACTTCATGGTTTAAGTCAAACCCGCGATCGATCTTTTTACTTCTTTTGGAAAGGTGATGAAATACCTCACATGAATTTTTATCGTCGACCTCACGAAAAGATCGAGGACACTATTCGAAACGCGTTTGTAAGTGAAGATGATCCAATGAACGAGCTTACAAACAAGAACAAACCCAGTGATAACCCATTCTATAAGTATATACTTGAAGAGCTCGAAGGTGGTATTACACACAAGGAGTTTCAAAACAAAATCGAGAAAACTATAAACCCTTTAGACTATTTGGAAAACCGTGGTATTGAATATGACGAAGTTTCTGAATGGATGACGGCAAATGGATTTGACAAGCAAGCTAAACGCTGTTTGGAGATCCATAAGAAACTCAAATCAGGCGGCAATATCATGAGGAAGACTACTGAAATTCCTAAGGATTATATCGGTGCATTTGTAGGTCACATGCCTACATGTCTAACACACCCTGACGAAGACCGTTATCTTACCATCCGCGAATGTATGGCTATCATGAAATTACCATCTGACTTTCAGTTGCAGGGCGGTAGAAAAAACTTAAATATGATTTGTCAAAATGTCCCAGTGACAACTGCAGAAGATATGGCACAAAATATTCTTGATTGGTTAAATGGAAAATTGGATACAAGGCAAGCAGAATTTGCAGTCTTTGACAATAAGACATCTACAGTACAGTACGAAGACGTACCTCAAACCCTTGAATCATTCATTTAAGGGTTTACAAATGACCATTATTATTATATAATATAGCTACAATCAAATAAAGAAAACATATATGTCACTACTAGAAAAACTAAAAAAATCAAGCCGCACCGCCGGTGCCGATATCCTATCAGAATCAAAGTTCTTTTCCGAAAAGGAAATGACTACAACATCGGTGCCGATGATTAACGTCGCACTCTCTGGTTCCACTCAAGGTGGTATCTCTTCAGGTCTAACAGTCCTCGCTGGTCCAAGTAAGCACTTCAAAACATCATTCGCCCTTCTGATGGCAGGTGCTTATATGAAGAAGCATAAGGATGCTGTCCTCATGTTCTATGATTCGGAGTTTGGTTCACCTCAATCTTACTTTGAGAGTTTCGGTATTGACACATCTCGTGTACTACATACACCTGTTACCAATATTGAAGAACTCAAGTTTGATCTTGTTCATCAGCTTACTGAAATTGATCGTAAGGATAGAGTGATGGTGGTGATTGATTCTATTGGTAATATTGCATCGAAGAAAGAAATTGATGATGCTGAGAATATGAAATCAGTTGCTGATATGACTCGAGCAAAAGCTCTTAAAGGTCTATTCAGAATGATTACACCATTCTTGACACTTAAAGATATTCCTCTTCTTGCTGTTAATCATACGTATCAAACACAGGAGATGTTCTCAAAGGCAGTAGTTTCTGGTGGCACAGGTGTTATGTACAGTGCAAATGATGTGTGGATTATTGGCCGTCGTCAAGAAAAGACTGGTACTGAAATCTCAGGTTACCACTTCATTATTAATATCGAAAAGTCTCGCTTTGTGAAGGAGAAGTCTAAGATCCCAATTAGTGTAAGTTGGGACGGAGGTATTGAGAAGTGGTCAGGTCTATTAGATCTTGCTCTTGAAACAGGTTATGTCGTTAAACCTAAGAATGGTTGGTATATGGCAATGAATCCTGCAACAAAAGAAGAGTTGAGTGGAAACCTTCGAGCTGCACAAACAATGACTGAAGAATTCTGGACAAAGATCTTTAATTCTACAGACTTTGAAACTGCTATTGAAAAACGATATAAGGTTGCTCATGGCGCAATGCTTGAAGAGCTTCGGCTTGAAACTGAACCATCGATTGAAGATGAGTAAAGAATATACTTTTGTTGAAAAGGTAGACTCAGAGCTGTATTCTATTAAGATCTTAGAAGGTCTTTATGCAAATATAATCTATACATACGGTAAAGTTACTATCGAAGAAGATGTTGAAAATGACTTAGCCCGTATACTTTTCGATTTCGTAATTGAAAGAGCAATAGATCCATATACTGCAGAAGAGTTAGAATCGAGCGACGAGTTCAGAAACTACATTGGAAATATCTTAACAGAAATCTTAAATAATCAGGACGCACAAATCGGAAATGCCACAAAATCTACAGACGATAATACTCAAGACACTGACTAATGATGAAGGCTTTTGCAGAAAAGTTATTCCTCATATTAAAGGCGAATACTTCGAAGAACAACATCAAGCGGTATATGACTTATTCTTAAGATTCATAACTAAGTATAATAAGCTTCCAACCCCAGCAGTACTTGAAGTTGAGTTCCAAAGCTCTGAGTATGTTAATCGCCCAATCGCGAATGACACACTCTCACTAATTAAAGAGCTGCGTAACGAGAACGAGGTCGATGTTGAATGGTTATTAGAATCGACTGAAACATGGTGCAAAGATCGATCTGTCTATCTCGGACTAATGGAAGCAATTTCTATTATTGATGGCAAATCTGAGAAGGCAGAAGGAGCAATTCCTGATATCTTAACTAAAGCACTATCAGTCAACTTCGATACTAATGTTGGCCACGACTACTTAGATAATGCTGAATCGCGATATGACTTTTATCATCTTAAAGAAGATAAGACTCCATTCGATTTAGAGATGCTAAACACTATCACAGCAGGTGGTGTTCCACGTAAGTCATTGAATATTGTACTTGCTGGTACAGGTGTTGGAAAATCTTTGGCGATGTGTCACTTTGCATCTGATGCCTTATCACAAGGTAAGAATGTGTTATACATTACAATGGAAATGGCAGAAGAGAAGATTGCTGAACGCATCGATGCAAACCTATTTGATGTTGATATCGCTACGCTTAAAGATCTTAATAAGTCTACATTCGTCAACAAGGTAAAACATATCAACGATAAGACACAAGGTAAGTTAATCATTAAAGAGTATCCAACTGCATCTGCCCACGTAGGTCATTTTCGTGCACTCTTAAATGAACTGAAGATGAAGAAGAAGTTTACTCCTGATGTCATCTATATCGATTACCTTAACATCTGTGCAAGCTCACGCATGAAAGGTCTCGGAGGTTCTATCAATACTTACTCTTATATCAAAGCAATTGCTGAAGAGATCCGCGGTTTGGCTGTCGAGTTCAATGTTCCTATTTGGTCTGCGACACAATCAACTCGTACTGGATTCGGTAATACCGATGTTGAGATTACCGATACATCTGAGAGTTTTGGTTTGCCAGCAACATGTGATCTTATGATTGCTCTTATATCAACTGAACAACTTGAAGCAGCAAATCAAGTAATGATAAAGCAATTGAAGAATCGATATAATGACATCTCTCAACACAAAAGGTTTTGTGTAGGTATTGATCGATCGAAGATGAGATTATACGATGTTGAAGCTTCTGCTCAGACATTGTCAAGTGATGAAATAACATCTGCACCATCGACACCTAATAAGGACTTCAGCGCGTTTAAGATATAATGAATATTACTGCAATCGGATCTGGTAGAAAGAAGCGCGAGATGGCAGAGGATCTCGCGCGCTGCGCTGCTATGAAGTTAATGCCGCGGCTGCGAGATAGACTATGCATAGACATCAACCTCATTCCTCGACTGAGTCAAAAGGATAACGTTGCTGGAGACTGTATATGGGAAGATAGTCGCACACGACCAAGAGAGTTTACAATACGAGTTGACTCAACTCAACCGCTCCAGACAATGTTAGAAACTATTGCGCATGAGATAGTACACGTAAAGCAGTTTGCTAGAGGTGAACTACAGGACACTAATTCTTTTAATTTAAGTAAATGGAAAGGCAATAATATCAATCTCAATAAGACGCATTATTACGATCTTCCGTGGGAGATTGAAGCTCATGGAAGGGAAAAAGGACTGTTCATCCGTTGGTTTGAGCAGAGCCGCTGGAAAAACTGCAAATGGGCAGAATATTAAAATCTCTTTTGTTATAAATAGACTTAAGTAGCAACATTTAACTTAACACACCATGGGAACAATGCTAGAATTTAAAGAATACATTACTGAAGAGCTCTCTACAGGATCTCTCGAAAAAGCCTCTGTTATAATGCTTAAGTACCTTCGCAAAGCGACTGGTAACAACAAGATTTTTGTAACTCAAGGATTAGAGAAGTTCAAAAACTCAAATGGCGCTGGGTATGGAGTAAGATTCTATGCTCCAGGCAAAAAGATTGAATCATGGAGATTCAATTGGAAGTCTGTTGGATCAGCTAACACTAATAATCTATCTTCGATCGATCTATGGAATGGTTCATCGGCAGGACCAAACCATCATATCTCTTTTGAAGCAGATGTATCATTAGTACAAATTCTCCCACAGCTTGCTGATATGATCAAAGCTGGAAAGGTAAAGCCTGGCAAATTTGTAACATACCCAATGGGTGCTCCTCTCAACGAAAGCCTAGAAGACGGCGAAGAATGCGAAGAGTTGAATGAAGCAGTTAATCCAGAAGATGCATATGATAATGTAGTTTCTCTTATCTCAAGCCCAGGTTTTACAAAGCAAAAGGTGTTTAAAGTTTGGAAGTCGGTTGGTATAAAAATCTTCGACGAAATGGAAGCTAGAAATCCAGCTATCATTGCAAAGGATGGAAGAAAGTACAATTGGTCTGGAAGTGCTGCAGATGTTAAGAAACTTCTTTCTCAAAGGAGCGAAATTCTATCAGCGATCGGCACAACCCGTGGTACTGTCCGCTCAGGAACTTCTAAAGAAACATACTCACATAATCCTCAGCTTGACGAATTAGAAGCAAGCCGTGAGCGATTGGATTATGAAAAGCAATTGGCTGACTTAGAGAATCTGATTAAGATGACAATATCTGGTGCAGCGAACGCACTCTTCATTGCAGGTCGTGGTGGTATTGGTAAGACATTCACCGTTGAAAAGGTACTAAAAGATTCAGGTTTGTCTGATGGTAATGGTTACTTTAAGAACACTGGTACAGCATCTGCTGCAGGTATCTACTCACTCTTGTTTAAGAATCAAGACGGTATTATTCTTTTTGATGATTCTGATGATGCACTGAAAGATCAAGAAGCACGTAACATTTTTAAAGCTGCTACTGATACTAAGAAGATTCGCAAGTTGGTTTGGAATAAGATGGGGAAGAACGTTGTTGAACCTGACGAATACGAAGATCCTCAAGAATTGATCGATGCCAATTTGATCCCACGTTACTTCAACTTCACGGGTAAGGTTATCTTTATCTCGAACTTGAAGATGGACAAACTTGATCCTGATGGTGCTCTTCGTACTCGAGCGTTTATGATCGAGATTGACCCTACTGAAACTGAGATCTATGACTTCATGGAAACCATTGTTGGTAAGATCAAGTTAGATGGTAGTTTCGATCTGGACTTAAAGACACGTAAGTCAGTTGTCGACATGCTACGTAAAGGTAAGTCTAAACAATCTGCTAATTTAAGAAAACTATCCCGTGCTTTAAACATGATGGCTGGTACTATTAAGTCTGGCGTAAGTGTCTCTGAATCTGAACTCACTCGCATGATCGAAACATATGCTTAATACACTAAAATCCTTCCAGACGTTTCTCCTTGAAGGAACTAAGCTTGCTCCAAGTGAATTAAAGAAACCAGCAACTGGTGGGCCAAATAGCGGTACTGCTCGCACTGAGATCTTAGCGAACAAGATTCGTAAGCAAGAACCTCTTACCCTCGCAAAGGGTGGAGAATTTCTTGTTACTGATACTTCAACAGCTCTTGCAGCTATTGAACAATTCAAAAAAGATGGTAAAGTATTCAAACTGATCGGTAAAGGTGGCTCTGAAATATCCATATCTGATCTACTGAAAACACCAGAATTTGGTGGTGGAGCAGGAGCAGGTGGTGGTACAACTGGTACTGCAATTGGTGAATCTGCACAGTGTGTATGGATGGCAGCAATGCTTGATATTGGTTCTGCTATGCCGATTGAAAGTTTCACTGATAAAGTTCTTACTAAAGCATTTAAGTCAGTGAGTGTTGGTAAATCTTCGCTTAAAGAGATTTTAGCAATTGACGAAGGATGGAAAGTTTCGTCTTATCTCTCTGCACAATACGCAATTAAAAATCGTATCATTGAAAAGGGAATGACGTTTCATCGCGACGATTCTTTGATGAAGGCAATATATTCTGCTAAAAATACAGCTTTCAAGAACAACGGTTTTAAACCGCTACCTGACGATAAGTGGAATCCTGGAGACATTTGGGTTGCTGACTCAGACTTCTCAGTAAAGGAAATATCGACTACAACTGTAGAAGATATGAACGATGATATTCTAGATCTTTATCTACAAAAGCGTTTAGTTGGAATATCATTGAAGAAGGTTGCAAAAGGTGCACAAGGTGTAGAAAAGAATGTTGAACGTCCTCCTGAAACCGAAGACTATAAGTATAGTGCTGGTCATATTAAAGCACTAAAGCGCGGCGAGTGGTATACAACTAAAGCCAATTACATTACGCACCAAGCTGGTCAACTTGATATCCGCGATAATAACGCATTTGGTACGCATAAAGTCGAAATCAAGGGTAAAGGCGCTCGTGGTGGTGGTGCATCTTGGGGAGTATTATCAGATGCAGCAAAGAGAATTTATCGTACAGAGCTTCCTAAAACTTCAGCAATGAAAAAGGAAGCATTACTCATCGCTAGTGGTGATAAAAAGGCTATTGCCAAGTTTACTAAATTGCTTCAGACCGTTGATAAGAAAATTACCGAGAAAGAAGTAGTAGAAAAACTAAATGCTATTGGTAAAAATCCTGGAATTTGGATTCACGGTAAACTCGGTGGATTGTATGTGCTCAATCTTATTGCGAAAGGTGGCATTAAAGCTAATAAGTTTATTACGCAAATCATCAATTACGCAGGTAGTTCAACATCTGATTCTAGCTCATATATAATCATAAAAGAAAAATAATGAGTCAACTCGACGCAGCACTAAGATTCCATAGAGAGAATCAAATCCCATTAGCACATAACATTTTCCGACCACACTCGGAGAATTATTATAAACTATTTTGTCACGCAAGACAGATGAAAGAATCCGCGGTGAATCCTTTGAATGAATTCGACGAGTATCTTATGTCAACAGATATTGGTGAGCTTGCAATGCATGAAGGTAAAGAAGTACCATTAGATCATCCATTGATTGAAGCAGAATATAAGGGTAAGGAAGTTGAATTGAACGATCCAAAGCGTGGTGGCAAAAAGAAATTTTTTGTCTACGTTAAGAATGACAAGGGGAACGTAATCAAGGTTCAGTTTGGTGACACATCTGGTCTTAAGGCTAAGATCGATGATCCAGCAGCTCGCAAATCTTTCGCTGCTAGACACCAATGCCATTTAAAGAAAGATAAAACAAAGCCAGGCTATTGGTCCTGCAATCTTCCACGATATGCATCACAGCTTGGTCTAAAAGGCGGAGGATCCTTTTTTTGGTAATATGAGTAAACCATATACAGATAACACAAAAGGTAAAGTAAAGATTCGTACATTTGAATCTAACATTGAATCAGATGAATTGGTTTGGCACCGTGATCGAGCAGATCGTGTTATTACAATACTAGAAGGTGATGGATGGATGTTTCAAATGGATAACGCTGTACCCTACGAGTTAAAAGAAGGTGATGTTTTAAAAATTTCAAAAATGGAATACCATAGAATTTATAAAGCAGGCGATACTAATTTAGTATTAGAAATTGAAGAGCCTAACGGCAAACCAATTAAAGAATTTAAGATGAAAACATTTAAAACATATCTAGCCGAAGCTTCCAAAGCTGGTAAGAATACTCACATGCAACATCTTGAGGATGCAGTCATCTATGGCGGTGTCAAAGGAACGAGAGAAGCGATCTTTGCTCTCCGCTCTTTAAGAGATATGCTAGCAGGAAATAGCAATTCTTCAACTGATGTAACCGTCAAATGGGATGGAGCTCCTGCAGTTTTTGCTGGTATCGATCCAGAAGATGGCCAATTCTTTGTTGCTAAGAAAGGTATCTTCAATAAAGATCCTAAAGTGTATAAGTCAGAAGCTGAAGTAAGAGCTGACACATCTGGCGATCTTGCAGAAAAGCTAGTGATTGCATTTAATGAATTGAAAGATCTTGGTATTAAAGACGTGATTCAAGGTGATATCATGTTTACTAAAAGTGATTTAGCAACTGAATCAATCGACGGTGAGAAGTATATAACCTTTCAGCCTAACACTATTGTTTATGCGGTACCTGCGAAATCAGCACTCGCTAAAACTATACAGAAGGCGAATCTCGGTGTTGTATGGCATACTACATACACAGGAAAAGACTTTGAATCAATGAAAGCATCCTTTAAGGTTGATTTAAAAGGCCTCAAAAAGAAAGCTTCTGTCTGGTATCAAGATGCTAACTTCAGAGATATTTCAGGTAAAGCGACTCTATCTGCGAGCGGAACAAAACAAGTATCTGAGGCACTTGCCAAAGCTGGAAAGATATTTCAACAGATCGCGGGCTCAACTCTTAAAGAACTTGAATCCAATCAAGCTCTTGCAATTAAACTTGAGACATTCAATAATACTCTTGTTCGTAAAGGACAACGCATTGGAAATACGACTAAGCATGTTCAAGATCTTATCACATGGTTTGATGAGAAGTTTAAGAAGGAATATGAAAAACGTTCAAGCGATAAGGGCAAAGCAAACGTTACAGCAAAGCACGAAGAGGAAATGAAGTTCTTCTCAAAAGAGAATAAGAAAAACCTTGATCTAATGTACCAACTTCAGAACGCGATTGTTGATGCTAAGCTGCTTATCATAAGTAAACTAGATCAGGTGAAACAACTTGACACATTCATTCGCACTAAGAACGGATTTAAGGTTACTGGGTCTGAAGGCTTTGTTGCAATCGATACAGCCTCTAACGGCGCAGTAAAACTGGTCGACCGCCTAGAATTTTCAACTAACAACTTTTCTCCAGATACCATTAAGGGTTGGGAGCGATAGTAACAAAAATATATAAATAGAATTATGAACAAGTTGCCGATAAATTTCAAAGACTTCCTCACTGTAGATTACACACAGCAGGCGGGAACCGATATTGATCCTGACGGCTTACTTGCGTATCAAGCAAAAAAGCGAAAGAGTCGACTCGATGAACTATCTAAGATGAAAAAAGTCAAATCTAAATAATGAAATCATTTAAGCAGTTTACAGAAGCGAAGAAGAAGGAGATAGTTTTTACATTTGGTAGATTCAATCCTCCTACGGTCGGTCATGAAAAGCTCATCAAAGCTGTCATCAAGATTGCAAGCGGACGTGACTATAAGATCTTTGCATCACAATCAAACAAGCCTGATACTGATCCTCTCAAGTACAAAGAGAAGGTATCTATCATGCGTAAGATGTTTCCTAAGTACGCTCGCAACATCATACTTGATGAAAAGATAAAAACCGTATTCAACATCGCGGTAAAACTATATGATCAAGGCTATACTGATGTTACAATGATTGTTGGATCAGATCGCATTAAAGAATTCAAAACATTATTGAATAAGTTTAATGGTGTTAAATCTAGACACGGCTTCTATGAATTCGACACTATCACATTGCAATCGGCAGGCGAAAGAGATCCAGATGCTGATGGTGTTTCTGGAATGTCTGCTTCTAAAATGAGAGCAGCTGCAACTGATGGTGATTTTAAAGCATTCTCAAGCGGAATACCTAGAGACTACGGCGATGATATGGGGCTCTTTAATCTCCTTCGTAAAAGAATGGGACTAAAAGAAATGACGAACTTTCGGAAGCATATTCAACTTCCAACGGTTTCTGAGAAACGTGAACGGTATATTTCAGGCGCTATTTTTAACGAAGGTGATACTGTATACGCAAACGGCAATGTTGAAATTACTATCCAAGAACGTAAATCTAATTACGTAGTATGTAGTAAAGGCAATAAGTATTTTATTCAATCGCTTGAAGAAGCACTGGAAGATGGTACAGATAAAGCAGCTGAAACCTACAAAAAGGGTACACCTGGTCAACTAAGCGAAAAACAAATTAAAGGACTTGAAAAGAAGTCGGAAGAATCTGGTATTGCGTATAGTGTCCTAAAAAGCGTATTTGATCGCGGTATGGGAGCGTATAAGACAAGCCATCGCCCAGGAACAACACCTCAGCAGTGGGCATTTGCTCGTGTTAACTCGTTTATCTCAAAAAGCAAAGGTACTTGGGGCGGTGCTGATAAAGACTTAGCCGCTAAAGTCAAAAAAGAATCAGTTAACGAAGGCGAAGGTAAAAGTGAAACTTGGGAAGATGGTTTTAAGCGTCGAGTAGTTAAAGTAACTAAACCTGAACACCTCGAAAGCGGCTACAAATGGCGCATCAAGGGTAAAGAACGCGATAACATTTCAATCAAATTGTATAAAGAAAAACCAAACTTCGAAGAATATAAAAAACAAATGAAAAGAGTCGCTGGACATGAATTTGGAGGGTGAGATTTTTATAAATATAATAACTTAATCTTAAATGGGAAACATGAAAATACTAAACACAAACACCGCTATCTATACGATTGAGCTCCATGAGGCAAAGGTTGTACCTTTCAAAAAGCTCGAACAAGCATGGACTCGAACTAACGGAGATAAAGCAAAACAAGCAAAGCTTATTAAGAAGCATGACTTAAAGACGCTTATCTCTACAGTAAGACCTGGATCGATTAAACTTGGAGTCATGAATAAGTTGAATCACGTTAATGGAAATGCTACTGCAGCTGGTCTCGATTTAGACGGAGAGTTGATCTTCATTACGAATAATCCTGTTAAGATCATCTATCCCAAAAAGAGCTCTCGCCGTCCTGAAGGAGAAGAGATTGAAGAAGCAGATGATGCCGCGATCGTTGAAGAGAAGGTTGAAGAGAAGAAGAGCCTCAACACGCTCCGCCTAGAGAAAGTAGCATCACTTGCGCTTAAAGAAGATGATCAAGGTTTGATTGAAGCGTTTGTTAAGACTGAGACGTTTAGTATTGATTCGACTATAAGCGAAATCAAAGAAGCATATAAGATATTTGAAGCAAGTGCTGATTGGATCATTTATGACAAGAAAACAGGAAAGCAACTAAGCCCGTCAAAGTCTTGGAGAAAATGGCAAGGCGCTAAAATGGCTGCTGCTAAGATTGGCGGAAATGCTGAACCAGCTGACGCCGCATGGTATAACGACAATAAGGCTAAGTTGCTGGGTGAAGCTACTGATCTTGAAGAAGGTAAAATACCAAGTTCTAATATAGCTAAATTTTCAAGTCCTCAAGCTGCCAAGCGCGCTGCTTCTAAACAGAAATATATAACTCAAGTATTTATGGGAGATGATGATAAATTTTGGGTTCCTTCAACAAATAAAGAAGCAGGCCAACTAAAAAAAGATGGGTATGAAGTATACGAAGCAGCAACATGGAAGTCAGAAGGTCATTACACTGCAGATGGAAAGGAATGGACTGGTGATCAACATGAAGTTGACGGCCAAGTAATGACAGGTAAAGTACACACTGATGATAGTGTAAACTTATATCACTTTAAAGAATTATCACCGGAAGTAAGAAAGCAAGTCGCAGCTTCTTTCGAATAACCACAAAAATAGATTTAACATGGGAATATGGATGACATGAACGCAAACGAAAAAACGCGACTAGATCGAATTGAAGAAAAGATCGATAAGATGGCAGATGCTATCATTGCTTTGGCCAGAGCCGAAGAAAAGATCTCAGCCCAAGAAGAATCAACTAGGATCATCCTCAAGAGAATGGTCGATCAAGACGACCGCTTAAGGCTGATTGAACGCGATCTATCTCACGTCGAAGATACAACTAGAACCATAAAGTCAGTTGTATGGACTATCACGACAGCAATCATTGGATCTATCGTCGCGGCATTTGTTTGGATGTTTGATATCCCAACCAATTAAATTTCAATATAAATAACACTTTAACCAAAACAACTATGAATATTCAAGACACACCACGTTCACTCGCTAACGCTGTAAGTAACATTATGGCCGGTCACTCAATCGAAAAGGTTGAACTTACCGAAGCAAAAGAAACTACAGTACCATTCGAAAAGATGAACATTCTTACTCCCGACCAATGGGATCAAGTTCAGAACTTTAAAAACTTCAATAAGAAGGATTGGAAATGGAACGCAATCCAAAAGAAGTTCATCCGCTTAGAGAAGATTAAAGAAGAAGATGTTGAAGAAAGCAATGAGTTTACTGCAGCAGCTGCTAAAGCAAAGCTTGCTGGCAAAGATGAATTTGAATTTGATGGTAAAACATATCCTGTAGAGATCGAACAAGATGCTGCTGAAAAGATTCTTGGTAAGAAAGAATCTGTTGAAATCGAAGAAGCATCTAACGCAGATCTGAAGAAAGTTCTTGCTACTGCTAAAAAGGTAGGTGCTGATGTTAAAGGAAATACAGCAGATTTTGGTCAAGGTGCAGTAATTGATTTTTCTATCGAAAAGGGTAAGATTAAGTTTGATGGCGGTATGTCATCTGGCGTTGAATACTTTAAAAATGTTAAAGACGCAATTAGCGCATTGATGACTGGAGTTGACGAATCGATTGAAGAAGCAGTCAAATTTTGGACAGTAACTGTCACTAAGAAAGCTGGTAAACTCTTTAAGGGTCAAACAGTTGATGTGAAAGCTAGTAATAGCGCTGAAGCCATTAAGAAAGGTCTGAAGCAAATGAAGGTTGACAATCCAATGACAGTTCCAAGTGGTAGTGTTGATGCTGTACTAGCTGAATCATCTGATCTTGAAGAAGCGGCAAAGCCATCGAACGGTAAATCAACTGTTGGTCTCGATGTAGTGGATGCCAAGGCCGCTATGAAGGACATGAAGAAGTTTAAGCTTAAAGCTAAAGAAGGTAAAGGAAATGGCAGTGCTGATGAAGTTATTGTAACAGGTAAAAACGCTGACATCTTTAAGTATCTAAGATCTGATTATTACGATATGGACGCTGATGAGATCGAAGAATTCTATCCTGAATTGTTTGAGTCTGTTGATCTTGAAGAAAGCGTTAACGAAAATCGAGCAGTTGTTCATAATCCAAGAGGTATCAGAGCGTTTATTAGACAAGTAGAGAAAAAGTTTCCTCAGTATAAAGGTGAAATTGAACAGCTTGAAGACGATGAGATTGTTTTTCCAGATGACGAAAAATTAAAGAAGTTTTTTAAAGGAGCAAGAGAAGTTAAGTTTGTTCTTACACGATAGTGATGAATTATAATTTCGTATAAACAAAATCATAAACATAGAGAAATACTAAATATGTCCAAAAAAAGCAAATCCAAAAAAGTAAACGTAGAAGCTCCCGATCTTTTGATTGGCAATAACGTAATCATTGAAGAATCAATAAGTGAAAAGACTGAAAGTGCTAAGCCTCAGTCCTTTCGCTCTTTGAGAGCAGCTAAAAAATACGCTAAAGAAAATGGCGGAAAAGTGATAGAGAAAGGTAGATTTTACGTTCGTTAAAGTTCATAAATAGAACATGAAGCTATTCAGTGAACTAAATAATGAAAACTTTGAACTATATGCAGCTAAGCATTATTGTAACGAAGCTTGCCTAGATGTACAAGAATTTAAAGAAGACGTAGCACGATTTAAGTATGTGCTACGTCTTCTTCGAAGATACAAAGAATCAGGTATCATACAAGAACGACTTGTATTAAATCACCTTATTGTAATATATAACGTATTTAATATTTCAGCTGCAACTCGAATCCTCTTTCATAAGATCGAGCCAGATCTATGGCCTTCAATAAAAACGTTTTTAATTTACCTGAGTTACATGCCTGAAGATAAATACAGTCAAGTAACGATCGATCTAACACTAGCAAAAAAACTACAAGCACTATAATATGGGACTATTACGTACAGCAGACTTATTCTATTCACTTCGCTTTCTTCGATTGTTGACTACTCCGTGGAAAAAGACGAAGGCGTTTGAGTTAGGTCTATTAGATGCTAACGGTAAGGTACTTAAGAAGCCTGAATCATCTACAGAAAAGGGAGCTTATAACCTATTCCATAGGTTGGTGTATAACCTAAAACGTCTGATAAACAAAGTACCTCTCGGCAAATCAACATTGGCTTCGTATGCTGCAGCGCTATATCTCATTAAAGAGAATACGAACATGTCCGATAAGGCTATATCAAAGACATTAAAGAATGCAACTGGAATTGATATCAGCCAAATAGATCTTACAGAACAAATCGCGGATAAATGGTATCTTATCAGTGAAAGCAATTGTATCCAAGAATCGAACTACACTCTCTTAAGAGATATTACTTTACCGCACACGGGCGAGCCACTCGCAAAGAAGAATACTACAGTTAGCATCAAAGAGCATGCGCCAGTTGGACATATATTTGGTCTTGCGGTGTATGAAGCTACTCACATCAAAACTAAACAAAAAATCTATATAACTCAGGGAGATATCGCACGATGATTAATGATCAAGTTACAACTGCAGCTGTAGCAATAACGGACCGTCCTCTTGGCGCCAAAAAGAAAAAGAAGTATAAGGATTTTAATGTTCCGAGTGAGATATTCAGACGATTTGATACAGGTCGTAATAAGTTCGAAAGATGGTCTAAATATCTAGATCTACAAGACGAAAACCAAAAAAGCCTTTACGCTTACGCAAAGAAAAACAGAAATTCAGTTATCATATTGAGAGATGAGACGACTGGTGCACTTAGGTCTATTAGACGCAGGGCTGCTAATGAATAAAAACATATTATTGTTTACATCGTTAGCCTTTTAGTATAGTATATACCTTAGCACCACTCAATTAACACTCTATGATATTCGAAGAACAAATCTCCCGCAAACCTGATCACTATCCTTGGACTGAAGAGTTCATCGAAGCTATGCACAATGGCTTTTGGACCGACAAGGAATTCAATTTCCAGTCTGACATCCAGGATTTCAAAGTCAACCTAACTGATAAAGAACGTGATATGATCTCGCGGAGCTTATCGGCTATCGCACAGATCGAAGTTGCGGTAAAAACCTTTTGGGCTAATGTTGGCCAGAACCTTCCTCATCCATCAATCACTGATCTTGGTTATGTGATGGCAAATGTCGAGGTTATCCATAATAATGCATACGAGAGATTGCTCGATGTATTGGATATGAACGATATCTTTGAAGAGAATCTTAAGCTTGATATCATTCAGAATCGAGTAAAGTATCTTCGTAAGTATCTTCACAAATACTATAAGGACTCAAAGAAACAATACGTGTATTCTCTTATTCTTTTTACATTGTATGTAGAGAACGTATCGTTGTTTAGTCAGTTCTATACAATCAATTACTTTAATCGCTTCCGCAATCTTCTTAAGGATACTGCTCAGCAAGTAGCATACACTTCAAAGGAAGAACTGCTTCATGCTATGGTTGGTATGAAGCTTGTAAATGTTATTAGAGAAGAGCATCCAGAGTTGTTCGATGAAGAGTTTGTAGAGCGTATTCGCCATGAGTGCGAAGAAGCTTATAAGGCAGAATCCAAAATCATTGAATGGTCAGTGAATGGTTATGAGTCAGAGCATCTAAGCACTCCTATCCTACAGAATTTTATTAAGAATCGACTCAATGATTCTCTTACACAGATTGGTATTGAGCCAGTGTTTGATGATGTCGATCAAGAGATGTTAACGAAAACAGAATGGTTCGACGAGGACGTTCTTGGAAATACTTCTACTGACTTTTTCAGTAAGAGACCTACAGAATATTCTAAGAACGATAAATCGTACGGTGAAGAAGATTTGTTCTAATTGAACGTAAAAAGTGTATATATATATTATGGAAAAATACTATTGGTTAAATGACGATTCGCGGAAGTTCCTGAAACGCGGATACTTAACAGGAGATCAAACTCCTGAAGAACGAATCACATACATCGCAAAGACTGCTGAGAGTGACTTAAAGAAAGCAGGTTTCGCAGAGAAGTTTGAAGAGTATATGTCATATGGATGGTATTCATTGTCATCTCCTATTTGGGCTAACTACGGAATGGAGAGAGGTTTACCTATCTCATGCTTTGGTTCTTATGTCGATGATACTCTAGAATCGATACTTACTAAGCAAGCTGAAGTAGGTATGATGACGAAAATGGGAGGTGGAACATCTGCTTACTTTGGAGACATTCGTAAGAGAGGTGCAAATATTGGCACTGGTGGAAAGTCGAATGGTCCAGTTCACTTCATGGAGTTATTCGAATCAGTGACAAATGTTGTTTCTCAGAGTAATGTTCGTAGAGGATCATTCGCAGCTTACATGCCTATTGATCATGCTGACATCTTAGAGTTCTTACAGATCCGCAGTGATGGTAACAGTATTCAGAATCTTTCTATTGGTGTGTCAGTCTCTGATAAGTGGATGAAGTCAATGGTTGATGGAGATAAGGATAAGCGAAAGGTATGGGGCAAAGTAATTAAGAAGCGATATGAATCTGGTTATCCATATATCTTCTTTAGTGATACTATTAATGATAACGCTCCAGATGTTTATAAGGACAAAGGCCATACGATCCACGCTTCTAATCTATGTTCTGAGATCGCTCTATCATCAAGTAACGATGAGTCATTCGTATGCAACCTATCATCGATGAACCTACTTCACTATGACGATTGGAAAGGCACTGATGCAGTTGAAGTTCTTACATACTTCCTCGATGCGGTAATGTCTGAGTTCATCCGTAAGACTGAAGATATTCCATTCATGGAAGCTCCTCGTAAGTTTGCAACAACTCAACGAGCACTTGGTATTGGTGTCCTTGGTTGGCACTCATATCTACAGAGTAAATCAATCCCGTTCGAAAGCTTTGAAGCAAAGCAGCTCACGACTGACATTTTCAGATACATGAAAAGAGAATCACACGATGCATCTGCGTCTCTTGCAAAAGAATATGGTGAGCCTGAATTGTTAAAGGGTTACGGTCGTAGGAATGTCACTACAATGGCGATTGCTCCTACTACATCAAGTTCGTTTATTCTTGGTCAAGTATCGCCGAGTGTTGAACCTCTTAACAGTAACTACTTCGTTAAAGACCTTGCAAAGGGTAAGTTTACATATAAGAATCCATATCTAGAAAGAGTGCTTGATGGCTACAGTAAGAATAACGGTCCAACATGGAAATCTATTCTAGTGCACGGAGGTTCAGTTCAGCACCTCGACTTCTTATCTGATCATGAGAAAGACGTGTTTAAGACGTTTGGTGAGATCTCTCAGAAGGAGGTTATTATTCAGACTGCTATCCGTCAAACCAATATCGATCAAGCACAGAGTATTAATCTAATGATTCATCCTAAGACTCCACCGAAAGAGGTAAATCAGCTTCTTATCTTCGCGTGGGAGCAAGGTGTAAAGACACTATACTATCATCGTGGTACTAATCCATCTCAAGAACTCTCTCGTAACTTACTTCAATGCGCATCGTGCGAAGGATAATGATTAAAGAAACACAATACTGTAACGCTTGCGCTTCTCAATATACTGTTCAGTGGCTTGAGCAAGATATTGATGAAGACTTAGTTCCAACATATTGCCCATTCTGTAGTGAAGAAAACTTCGGAGAGTTCGATCTAATCGAGACCAACGAGTTCGAATAGGTTTATAAATAACTCTATGTGGAGTTATAAAGGTGAGGAGTTTACTAGTGAGATGATCGGTGCCTATATCGGATTCGTCTATATGGTCACCGATAAGGAGACTGGTATGAAGTATATCGGAAAGAAAGGCTTCTTCTCGAAAGTAACTAAACCACCATTGAAGGGAAAGAAGCGCAAGAGAAGATCATTAAAGGAATCTGATTGGAAAACATATTGTGGTTCAAGCGAAGCGGTAAAGCTTATTGTCGAAGAGAACGGTTTAGATCACTTCGATCGAGAGATACTACATCTATGTAAGAGTAAGGGTGAACTGAATTATATTGAAATGAAAGAACAGATCGTACGCGATGTTCTACTAAAGCCGAATGAATATCACAACGCCTTCGTAGGTGGGAAAATCCACCGCGCTCATCTTAAGCCTCTGTGGATAGAGGAAAGAATTTAATTGTTTACATTAGCGCTAAAATAGTGTATAATCTATATAAGATTAAACAATAAAGGAAATATATTATGATTATAGTTGACTACTCAGGTATCGCAGTTGCGGCCTTCTTTGCCAATTCAAAGGGTAATGAAGCACCAACAGAAGACATATTACGACACGTCGTGCTGAATAGCCTTCGCATGTATAACATGAAGTTCAGAGAAGAATATGGACAAATGGTTGTTGCGTGTGATGGTGGATCTTGGCGTAAAGACGTCTTTCCACAATATAAAGCTAATCGAGCAAAAGCACGAGATAGCTCTGCTATGGATTGGTCTGCGTTTTTCGATACTCTTACTAAGGTTCGCGAAGAGATCGGTGCCAATCTTCCATGGATACCACTTCATATGCGTGGTGTCGAGGCTGATGATATTATCGCATGTCTTGTACAAGAAACACAAGAGTTCGGTAAGAACGAAAAGGTCATGATCGTATCGGCTGATAAAGACTTCATCCAGCTCCACAAGTATAAGAATGTAAAGCAGTTTTCTCCTATGAAGAAGAAGCTTATTACTGAAAAGGATCCAGTTCAATATATCAAAGAACATATCTTTAGAGGTGATTCAAGCGATGGTGTACCAAATGTACTAAGTGCTGATAGCGTCTTTATCGACGAAGGCTCTAGACAGACACCACTATCTAAGAAGAAAATCAACGAGTGGTTAGAGAACTATGATTCTCTATCGACTATTATGCCTGAGCATGTATACCGTAACTTTCAACGCAATCAAAAGGTTATTGATCTTGACTTCATTCCTGAAGATATCAAATCAGAAATCCTTGACATATACAATAACACAAAACCAGCTCCGAAGATGAAGGTCCTAAACTACCTAATCACAAATCGACTTAGCAATTTAGTCCCATCAGCTTCGGATTTTTTCCCACATGAATAAAACTAATACAGAAAAACTACTACACGAGTTGCTCGAAGAAGCACAAAACCTACCAACAAGAGCTGAACGCATTGAGCTTTTAAAAAAGTATGATGGATTTGCTCTTCGGACTATCCTTCAATTGGCGCATAATCCTAAGATCGAATTGGATTTTCCAGAAGGTGCACCTCCATATAAAAAGAGTGAGACACCACTTGGCTTACAGCAAGCGCGTTTGAAAAACATTATCGGCGGGCTGGGTTCATGTGTAAAGGGCAATAAGGTTTCGTCCGTAAAGAAGGAGCAAATCCTTATTCGGCTTTTGGAATCAGTAGACGCAAAGGATGCTGAGATCATTATTGCTGCAAAGGATAAGGTTCTCCATAAGCTATACACTAAAGTCACTGAAAACTTAGTAGAGAAGACGTTCCCTGCTTTATTGAAATAAGTATTTACATTTGACTTAAAGTATGGTATAATAATGGTATGAACGTATTCGTATTAGATAATGATCCAATAATCGCAGCACAAATGCACTGTGATAAACATACGCCTAAGATGATTGTCGAATCTGCTCAGATGCTATCAACTGCACATCGTATGCTTGATGGCTCTGAGGAGAGGAGACCTTCAAATTCTGGTAAAACAATGTCGCGCTATTGGGTACTACCTGATCATCGCGAAGATACTTACTATAAGGCAGTGCATATGCATCATCCTTGTACTGTATGGACAATGGCGACTATCGAAAACTATCGTTGGCATTGGAAGTTGTTCGATGCTCTATGTAAAGAATACACCTTCCGTTATGGTAAACTCCATAAGTCTGATGACTTGCTTCGAAAGGATTTATTCTATGGACCAGCTAATATTCCAGATGGGCCACTCACTAAATGGCCTCTAGCTATGAAGTCAAATCCAGAATGTATGTTCGATGATGTTGTTAAATCATACCGTGCATTCTATAAAACAAAACAAGAACGGTTCAAAATGGTTTGGACTAAAAGAGAGAAACCAGTTTGGTTTAATTAATATGACATACGATTACTATTGTGATAAGTGCGATAAGATATGGGAAGAATCTCATGCTATTGCAGATCGAGATAAGCCTTGCGGCAAATCATGCCCGTGCGAGAAAGATGGAAAGGTGAAACGTGGAGTATGTGCACCAGCGTTATCGTTCGAAGGATCTGTTTCAACTATTCGGAAAGCTGGATCAGGTTGGAATGATCTTCTAACAGGAATCAATAAAGCATCGGGTGTAGAATCTACTATTGAACATTACTAAAAATGAAAAGGAATAAACAGTCTGTAAGGAATAAGACAGCTAATGTATATGGTGAACTTGATACTTTCGAACGAAAGAAGAAGCGCCAACAGAAACTAAATCGTGGGAAGAAGTCTTTCGCAAATCAATATGAGAGAGAAGATTACTTTGACAACATCGACTATTACGAATCACCTAACACTCTTGAAGACTATGAATAAACAATTGGAACTATTCCCTACGCTCTATACACAACTCACATTTGCATTCTATGATACCTCAGCCACTTAGTCGAACAAAAACATTTAAGCACTGTCCTGTTAAATTGGGATATGATGACTTAAACACAGAGACAACTAACTCTAAACGTAAGTATGTTACTCCCGTTGGAAAGACATATCCGTCTATTACATCTATTCTTGGATACTTTACGAAGGCATCTATTATAGCATGGCGTAATAGGGTTGGCGCTGAAGAAGCAAATCGCGTCACGCGTCACGCCTGCGGGCGGGGGAATGCTGTTCACTCTATTGCTGAACGATATATTAATAACGAAGAAGACTTCATGAAAGGAGAGAATCTTCCACATATCGTACAGTTGGCACGTGCAGTGAAAGGTGTTATTGATGAAAGGTTGGATTCTGTTGTTCTTCAAGAATGTCCTCTCTATTCAGATCAATTAAAAGCTGCTGGTCGAGTTGACTTGATTGGTAACTTTGATGACGAACTGTCTATTGTAGACTTTAAGACGTCGAAGAGAATCAAATCACGTGATGAGATTGAGGACTATTTCATTCAAGCGTGTGCATATTCGTGTATGTTCGAAGAAAGAACTGGCACACCTATTGAACAATTAGTGATTATTATGGCTGTCGATGGATCTAATACACCTATCGTATTTAAAGAAAGAACCACTGATTGGCTCGAACCAATGGTAAAGAAGATCACTTCATATCATGCACAAAACCCTAGCTGAGTATATTTTACATTTAAAGGATGCGATGCCTTTAGATATGTGTGAGAAGCTAATCGAGACGTATGACTCTGTTAGCCATTCTGATCCTAATTATGTAAAACGTGAGAGTAAGATCTTTGACTTTGCTGAGATCAATATGCTCGATCATTCGGCCTTTGCTGAGTTTCGCGAGCCGATGGGCGAGTTGATGAGAGCGGTAAATAACTTCTATATGGATAAGACACATAATGCACTACGCGATAAGCTAGTGTGCTATGAGCCAATGAAGGATTATGAAGCTCCACGAATCAAGAGATATGAGCCTAATCAGGGAATCTTTGATTGGCATATTGATGCTGCTGATCAATCCTCTTCAAAGAGAGCAGTGGTCATGTTCTGGTATCTCAATGATGTTGCTGAAGGAGGAGAAACGATCTTCGATATCGGCGACGAAGTGGCTATAAAGCCCGAAGCTGGATCTGTGGTATGCTTCCCACCGACATGGCAGTACCCACATAAGGGTGCTACACCGATCTCTGGACCTAAATATGTCGTATCATCATACGTCTGGTTGCCTGTAGATCATCCAATGTGTGACTAATTTTTCAATTTTCTAGGCCATTTTTTTAAAAAGTGCACAAGTCGTTGGTTGTCAACGATATAGACCTGTGTACATTTGTGCGTCGATATGGTATAATAGATCTATCACCAACCAATAGAACTTATGAAAACACTAAAAGAAATCGCACTCTCCAGCTTAGTTGGAATCTTAATTGGCCTCGCTGCTTATGCAGGTCTTTGCCTTGCAATCCCCGCATAACATGACCTACCGATATCAATCGCGGCTTGCTCGTAAAGCGCCGCTTTTTCAAAGAATACTCTTAAAACTCAACGAACTATATTATGACAAAAACAGAAAAACTCAACTTACTCAAGACTCTCCTCAACGATATGGTCCATCTCAATTGGACTGAATCAAAACGTAAGGAACTCATCTCCGCCGCTATTCGTAACGGCCTCGAGGAAAAAGACACATACGTGGCGCTTAAGCCTATTTCAAAATCCTCGACGACTAAAGGCTGCTACGTAGTGGCGGAAATGCTTACACTCGTCGAAGCTGCAATGCGTAAACTCGTCGAAGGTGCAATGAATAAAAATGTACCTGCGAAAAAGGCAAAGAAGGTATCGCTCTCCCCAGAACAATTGGGTGGTCTTCGTGAAGTAGCTAATGACAGCCCTAGTGGCAAGGTCGTTAACGTAGTCACAGGAGGTGTATATGCCTTCGACGCTCTTCCTTATACTCAAGACGATATTGACGAAGAACTTAACCTCATGAACACAACACTATAATGTATACAAACTCAAATAGACACCGCATGCTAACTAATGAATACTCCATCGAAGGTGATGCAGAAATGCTAACTAACGAATATACTATCGGTGACGATGTACAATTTAAAACAAGTGAGAACTCTCATGCGAATGGCAAGGTTTCTGGCTTCAAGAAAGATGGACGTGTCTATGTTGATACTGGAGACGGTGGAGCCCGAGGAATATATTTGATTGAAACAAACAAAATTACTACTAGATTATGATTATATTGACTGACTGCGATGGCGTCCTTCTCAACTGGAGCCAAAGTTACCACTGGTGGATGCACCGTAAAGGGTATCGCCAAGTAAAACCAAACGAGTACTTCATGGATAAGTGCTATGGCATTACGAGCGATGAAGCTCTTGAGCTATGCACAACATTCTGTGAGTCAGCTGCGATTGGCTTTCTTCCTCCATTTCGAGATGCTATTAAGTATGTTCGAAAGTTACACGAAGAGCACGGCGTAGTGTTTCATTGTATTACATCAATGGGAACTGATCCATGGGCTGTTAAGCTACGAGAAGAGAATCTTGCTCGAGTCTTCGGAGAAGGAGTATTCGAAAGAGTACACTGCCTTGGATGTGGTGAAAGCAAGAAAGCTGCTCTTGAACGATATGAAGACTCTGATTTTGTTTGGGTCGAGGACAAAGCATCTAACGCAGAACTTGGCCAAAAAATGGGCCTAAATAGTTTCTTACTAAACCATCCATATAACACTGATTACGATTTAAATGAGAGTGTTACACGAGTTAATAATTGGAAAGAAATTTATGACCACATCGCTTGAACACATGTTAGGAATTGCATATAACGCATGCTTTATTAGTTGCTATTGGCCACAGATCATAAAGTCTGTTAAGTCAAAGTCAGTTGAAGACGTCAGCCTTATGCTATATATCTTATCGATTATTGGATATGCTGCTGCGGCTGGATACGCAATCCTTCGATTCGGGTGTGACTTTTGGCTTCTATTCAACTACATCCTCAGTGGAATATCAGCTGTTATCATGATTGTGGTGTACTACAAATACAAGAAATGATCTCTAATTTTTCAATTTTCTAGGCGGTTATTTTAAAAAGTGCACAAGTAGCTGATTATCAACTATATAAACTTATGTACTTTTAGGGCCCAATATGGTATAATTAATACTGTAACCAACCAATAAGGAACATAACAATTATGACAAATACAGAAAAAACTCAAACTACTCCAGTAACTATCGGCGACGTATGCGACGCGATCCAAGTCATCGTCAATGCATCAAAGGTCATGGGCGCTAAGAGCCTTGGTCGTATCGTAACTGACGAGCTTTATGGCTCTCATGATGCAGCTTACATCGCGATGCTAGAAATCGCAGGTGAGCGTGCCAAAACCCTTCAGCAAGATGCTTATATGGCAGCCAATGTTGATAGTATCGTCTCTTGCGGCGGTGTTCTCTCTAAACGATAAGTCTCACTTCGGGGAGCAGCATCCTACACTGCACATTTATATTATGAAAATATACACTAAAAACATCAAGAAAGATTTTACTTGCACGTGTAAAAATATTCATAACGGATATCAACTCCTGTTTAATTTTCCAAACAACTATACCGCGAGTGTAGTTGAGCACGATTATAGTAACGGGTTAGAAATCGCAGTATTAGATTCTAATGGGACTATCACATATGATACTCCTATTACAGATGACACCTTAGGGTATCTAACCGATGATCAAGCAAACGACATTTTAGGAAAAATATCAAGACTATGAACGCTAACATTAGAGCAATTTTAGGATTAGATGAACCACCGACGCGTGAGGTAACTCGCAATCGTAAAGGTGTAATGTCGTATTCCTCTAAAGATGCGGGGTGCATACAACTCTTCACCAACGATAGTTGGGAACGAAACAAGAAGTACTATGTGCCGAATGGTCCACGTAGCTGTGTTAAGAACTTTATGAGAGGATAACTATGAACGATATTATTGACAACCTACAAGAGAAGTGCTTTGCGATGCTTGGCACTATTAACGTCCTTAAGCACGCTGAAGCTCAAACAGACGAGCTCACTACTAAGTTTAACACAGACCTAACAGAGCTCATGAAGGCTGGTTCGCCATTCTTCGCTCAACCTCCAGAAAAATAATTATGATGAGATATAACGATGTAGAATTTAGACCAGCAACCGTGGACGCCCGCGCCGAGATTGTTGCTTGGACTTATAGCGAGAGCTTAGACAGGGAAACTTGTATTACTCTCTGTTGGATCATGGGAGATAGCGAAGGTTACTATATGAAAACTGCCGGGGATCGATATGTTGAGTATGAAGATATGATAGCTCTAAACCACGTTGCTAAGTATGCACTGCGGTCACTGAATATACAACTTGAATTTGAGGAAAGATTATGAGTGAAGTAATATATATAATCACCGCAGTAGTTTCAGTTGCTGCATTCTGTAGATTTGTGTGGTGGGTAGTTAAAGTTAATCCAGAGAAGAAGAAATAATTATGAAACATGTACTATATATTGGACAGCCATATGATCCTCTTGATGAGGTCGATATTCAGAATAGAAAAAAGGTTGGCATTACGCAATCAGTTGATAAGCTACCGATTAGAGAAGGCCAACTTAAGCGTGACGCTGGGACAATCATGCCATTCGGTTATGTTGTAGTGAAAGCGTGGGAGTTTAAAGAAGAGGTTGCTAGCGATGTAGAAAAGCTAATTCATAACATCCGTCAACCTTATGCTGGCGAATGGATTTTAGATGAAGACCTGAGCTTAGTAGATGCAATAACGTGCTTGATAGATAACTTAAAATATGAATCAAGTGAAATTGATTTAGGCACATACACAAATAACGAAGAAGTTAAAAAGGCTCGCCAATCAAACTCTTGGGCAAAGTTAGAACGAGAGTTGTATGAAAAAATTGGTGAAGTGGAATTGACTATTGATACGTGGAAGCGCTTTAAACCCGCGGAAGGGATTTTGAAAGAAGATGGCTATTATGTCGATGGCCAGCAATATAGTACCATTGCAAAAGCGTGCAGATGCATAGTAGGAAATTCTAGTTATTGCTATAAAGCGTTTAAGATAAACGGTAGGGCAATCGCTGAAGTGATGAAAGAAAACAACATTGACGTCGTATAAGTAATAACATGAAAAAATCATTCAACGAACGAAAGAACGACAACGGACCACTTCAGTTACACGAGAAGGTGATCATTAGCTCATTTTCACTATGCATTTTTGTATGCCTCTGTATTTGGTTAAGCTGCCTATAAATTAAGTTGTTTACAAAGGAACTAAAATAGTATATAATACATATTATGGAAATTACAATAGAGCATTACGAAGAAAAGTTTACATACGAAAGTAAACACGATTCAATGGGGATGAGTGACCTGACCGAGAAGTTATACGGTCTATGCATTGCCGCTGGGTATCATCCAGATACTGTAGGTGAGTGCTTCTTTGAAAAAGGTCGAGAAATGACAGAGCATCTTTATCCAAATGATAAAGCCGAAGTTGATTTTGATCCTGCTGAAGATGTAGTGTCTTCAGGTGTCTCTGATCCAATTCAAGGTAGTTGGGCCAGTGTGCCGGCAGCTCCCAGTTGGGCAGGATTGCCAGATGTTGTAGTTAAAAGCCGATATAATGAGGATCGAAAATTCACTATCATAGCTAAGAATTGTGTTGAGTATTCCTTTGAAGATAATGGTCATGTTGGATGTTCTCGAAATGATGATGGGAGTCTAGAGTCAGTTGACCCAAGTGGTGGACCATATATTGCTGTAGGTACAAATCTCGGTGATGTGCATAAGGACTTAGACGGATTAACTGTTACGGAGATCAAGCGCAGTGATACCAAATCAGGTTCTTACTATCTCACAGTAAAAGACTAACTATAAAATTATGAAAGTAAAAATCAAAGC